TCAAATGGAATGTTTGTTCTTACTTTTTATTCCGAAAATCTGCTCGCCAAATTGTTCAGCAGCAGCCTTTTGAATGTTTGGTAAAACATGAGAATATAAATCAAGCGTCACAGATATTGAATAATGTCCTAAGCGTTCTTGGACTACTTTTGGGTGTGTGCCCTGTTTTAACATTAACGTTGCATGAGTATGTCTCATGTCGTGAAAACGAATTTTCCTTAACATAGATTCTTCCAGGGTAGATAGCCAATTTCTATCTAAGTTTCTAGGTAAAATAAAAGAGCCGTTCGAATTAGCCATTACTAAGTCCTGATCCTTGTAAGTCTTTCGATTCTTCATTATATATTTTTTCTGCTCTTGTTTATATTCTTCTAACTCCTCCATCACATGATCGAATAAGGAAATGTTCCTATAACTATTTTCTGTCTTTAGAGGGCCAATTTCAAAACCTCCACCTTTTTTTCTTGTCACAGCACGGCGCACAGACAAATCGTGATTAGTAAAATCGATATCCTGCCATTTAAGGCCTAATAATTCTCCTTTACGCATTCCGGTTGATAGGGCGAGGAGATAAATAATATAAAATCTATCTTTTTTGGCGACCATAAGAAACTCGTCAACATCTGGTTTGTCCCATACTTGCATTTCATATTTTTCGGGTTTAGGTGGCTTAATCCCATCGCAAGGATTCTTATTGGCTAGCTCCCACATAATTGCGGTTTTTAAGGCGTTATTTAAGATTCTATGCATGTGCACTATGGATTGATTTGATAAAATTTCTTCTTCTGCATAATGATCATAAAACTCTTGTATATGATATGGTTTCAGTTGATCGATTTTTAATGCGCCTAGATTAGGGATCAAATGTTTATTGACATACGGTCTATAATGCGCCATTGTTCCTTTTGAGACATGTTTCTCTTTATGATCGAGCCATTGTTTTAAAAAAACGCCAAGTTTAATATCGGAGGGATTCAATAGAGTGCCTGATTCAATTTCATTTATCTTTTTGGCCAATTCCTTTCTAGCAACCGTTTTGCCTTTGAATGGTCCAAATCTTTTTTGGACTCTTTTCCCGGTTACCGGATTGATACCTATATCCAATCGAAAACCATAGCCGTCAACCATTTCATAAATGTTAGGTTCCTTTATTTTCGACCTTTTTTCAGATTTTGACATTATTCCAAACCCACCTCACTAATTAATGTATTTTCTTATCTTCCTGCAGCCACTCAATCGGCGTATCAATATAACCCTCTAAATCACCAGTAATCTTCCCATCTTCATAACGGGGATTTGAATAAACAGGTACTTTCACTATTTTAGTTATCGGAAATACATTAGATGGGTAATCTTTTGGTTTAGACATGCTAATCGCTCCTTTAATCTTCAATAAATATAGGGTCCTGATTTGTCATTGCTTCATACCAATGTGAATAATGGTGAGTATCACTTGCCATTAATCTTATTTCATTGATTTCATCCTCGGTAAGCTCCTGGTAACCATGTATATGAAATCCTTCGAATTCAGCTGATATATCAATAATTTCTGTGTGATTGTCTGTTTTACCTACTAAATAGCAGCAAGAAACACCAAGAGCCTTTTTTATTTTGCTGATTTGTTCCAGTTTAGGAATCCTTTTTCCACTTTCGAAGTCTGTTAATGGGTCAACAGCAACGTGCGCCTTTATAGCTAACTGCCTTAAAGAAAGACCCCGCACCTCGCGCATTTCTTTCAATCGAACAGCCAAAATGTTTAACATCAATCTGCACTCCTTTTTTATTTAGTTATAAATGATAGCTGTCTTTGTTTTGGCAAATAACCTAAAAGATCATTCAAGTCAGGTATAGAAATAATAAATCTTTGGATGATATAAGGATCTACACCGTGCCTTTCAATCCTAGCTTTCACTCTCTTTAAACTAATACCTATCCTATTAGGGCGGTCAACATTAAATATTAAATCAGATAGCTGTATAGCCATACTGATTAATGATTCATCAAATTCAGCGCGTTCTATGTATTCTAATGGTTTAATAGCATCATAGTAATATGCAGGTTTTTCCCAATTAATTTCACCAACATCAAAAGTTAAGCAATACCAATAGGGAAGAAGTTCACCATTCTCATATTCATAGTACAACCTTTGTTGTGGCATTATTTATTCAATCCTTTCTTATATAAGATGGATGATAATTCCTCCATAACCTTCATCGTTTCCTTGCTGTAGGGTGGGGCCTTTGGATAAAGCGATTCCATAAATTTTCTATGCTCCGCATCTGATTTTGCTTGTTGAACCTTGTCTCGCAGTTGGATAAGTCGTTTCCTTGCGAAACTTTCTGTAACATTAAAATCCTTAGCAACAATAGATATGCCATCTTCAATGTTATAGTAATTAGCAATCTCGTATTCATCCAACATAAAGGTGGGCACACAGAAGTTATACATAAAGTTATCAGCTTTTATTTCTTGGTAACGGATAAAATCATTGATCATGTTTAATTGATAGCCTTCATGTTGCAATACATGGCACAGTTCATGAGCGAAATCCTGCCATTGTTCTCTAGGTCCTAAATCTTCATTAAGAAAAATCCAGAATTTGCCGTTGTTCTCAGTCGCTTCGCTAGTTTCATCCCAAAACTTTAATTTTATTTTTAAAGCTCTAGCTATGGTGTACATATCAATTTCTTTCGGAGTGGTTATTCCGATATCTTCGTATAATTCTTTTACAAAATCTTCTAAGAGTGTGTAATTTAACATAGTAATCCCCTTTAAAACAAACATATGTTCCTTTTGAAGTTTAAAAGAAAAGCCTTTTCAGGCTAAGATTGTCTTACATGCAAACAGCAGCTAAAACTTTTTGCACATCATATATACTTTTGTCTTTTCTGAATTGCTTGTATATTGTCGGTTCAGATGAACTAGATACCCATATTTTTAATTCTGCATCTAAATCAAAATGTCCGGCCGTTTCAATGCTAAAGTGAGAAATACTTTTGTAAGGAACAGAATGATATTCTATTTTCTTCCCTGTTAATCCTTGCTTATCCACCAAAATAAGGCGCTTATCGGTAAAAACAATTAGATCTCTCACTAATTTAAAAGCTACATCAATTTCTTCATCATTAATTAGAATGCTTCCTAATTCTTTCCCCACTTCTTTTTTATCTGCTGTCGATGCATTTCCTAACATTCCGTCTAACCAACCCATATTTAAATATCCTCCTTTGGATTTTTAATACTGAATTTAATTTATAATTGGATTTTATTGTTTTTGCGGGTCTATCAGATAAGTTTTCCTGGAAATATGTTATAGCCAATCTTTTTTTAACTCCTTTTCATCTTTCAATATAATATCCATCTAGGAGTTAATCATTCTCCATCTCTCTTTTTCGCTTCTTCGAAACTAAGTACTTCAAACTCCAATCTTTTTTCTTCGGCTAAATCCTCCCATTCGTCAGCGGAATGTGGTGGAGAAATAATCATTTTTATCGTCTTAATATCTTTTTCCGAATCTTTCAAGATCCACCATGTTTGCCCTTCTTTTTTTACTTTTCCGAAAAACTCGCCACCAGCTTCTCCCATTAAGAGCATATCGGATTCAACTTGCTCTCCAGTGTCAGTTACAAGTATGGATTGATTTGGATAGAATTCAATATCATCATCCGATGTATTCTCCACTTGCATATCAATAATAACAGCTTTTACTTTATCTTTGCCGTCGAACAAATACTCTTTGTTATCTTCATCCGGCTCAATATCTATAACCGTTAAACTATCAATGTGTAATTTTACTGGGCCTAACTCTAACGCCTTGCCAGGCGAGTCAGTGCCGTCTATGCCAACCTCATCATTATAGCCAACTCCTGCTACCTTGATTTTACCGAAGTCAGCTTCTTCCCATTCCCCGGATTCTTCTGCTGCTATTCTTGCATCAGTTTTATCGCCCTCATCATTTTCATTTTCTTGTTCTTCCGCCCATTCTAATTGACGTTCAGCTGAACTTTTATTTTCATTATCTTCATTCGTTTCATTCTCTGCCGGAACTTTACCAGTAGACTCACTATCTCCACATGCGGCAAGTGTGAAAGAAATTAATCCTATAATTAATAAAAACCATATTTTTTTAACCATTCTGATCTCCTTTTGTTCGCTATGTGTTCTTAAACATATTTTCATAGGTTAATATTACTATTCTATATGTAAAAATTAACACGATGTTTAAATCGTGCAATTTGTTTCTTATTCTTTATCATCTTTCATGATCTCCCACATTTTCCGGAGTTTCCGTAAGTCTTCTTCAGAAGACTTTGGTAGTTCTCTGTGCCAACGCTTTAATTCTGGATCACTAATAAATTCTTCGAATGATTCTTGTTCAGTTAGGTTAGGTTGATCTGATTTGCCTAAGAGGTAATCAATGGTTACATCGAATATATCCGAAATAGCTTCAAGAGTTTTGAAGTCTGGCTCTCTAGTTCCTGTTTCGTATTTTGAAACAGTCGAATAAGAAATACCTAACTTGCTAGCCAAATCGTCCCTACTTAATTTCTTTTCTTTTCTTAAACGACTTAATCTATCACTAAACTTCATATTTACTCCTCCATTACCCATAATATTATACTATTTGTCCAACAGATAAAAGTTTTTGGACGAAATGGGTAAGTAAGTGTTGACATTGTACAAAATGTCCATTATAGTAATAATTAGTTAGACAAAACGTCCAAATTAAAGGGGTGAAATCATGAGAATAAACTTAAGACAACGAAGAATTGCAAAAGGGTATACCGATGTTGAAAAGTTATCCAAAAAGATTGGTATATCGGCATCTTATTATTACAAGATTGAACAAGGTAAAAGGACTCCCGGAATTATACTGGCTAAGAAAATAGCTGATATTCTTGGTCAAACTGTAGATGAGCTTTTTTTTAGTCAGTACTTGGACGAAACGTCCAAAAATAATCAAGCAATCTAACTATCGCAAGATCGCATCCTAATATAAATATTCAATCCGAGCACAGTAGGCCACGACGGACCATTTAAATCCCGAGCTACAGCAATAGCCCTAGATGCCATGACGATTGAGTGTTCATATTAGGGTGCGATGCTAAGAGCGATAAATAATTCTGGCCGGAGGTGATCCTGTGGAAGATCCAATCAACAAAACAATCATTGATCTATCTGAATATATTCAGAGAATCATTGAAGATGGCTCTAGCGAAGAGCGGCAACTCTTGCCAGAGCTTGTTAATTCATTAGCGCGTTTGATTGAAAGCTAAAATTTAATTTCATTATTAGCTTCAAGTACTGCTTTAAATATTTCTTTGTACATTATCCCAACTTCCTTACCTATTAACTCGTTTTTTTCGGTTGAGGATTTGTTGGCTGCGTATTTAGTATCCATTTTATCGATGGCTTTAATAGTTAATTCTTTGGCGATCTCTTTTTCTAACATTCTTATCCCTCCCTTCTTTAGTCCTATTTCGACAAGAAGAGAGAAAAACCTTCAAAGGAGAGATTTATATGAATCTATCAATTGCAACAAAAGAAATGTTTGGTCAAAACGAAATGAATATTTATCAAAATGAAAACAACGATATTTTTATGACCCGCGAGCAAATTGGGCAAGCGTTGGAGTATAAAAGTCCAAGACGTGCCATTGCGGATATTCACAATCGAAATAAAGAAAGATTAGATAAATTTTCAGGTGTCAGCAATTTGCGTACCCCTCAAGGTGTACAAGAAACGTACATTTACAACGAAAAAGGGATCTACGAGATCATCAGGAAAAGCAACCAACCAAAAGCAGACGAATTTTACGATTGGGTTTACGATCTTCTTTCTAAGTTGAGAAAAGGTGAAGCGCAAGTTCAACAACCTAAAAGTCAATTAGAAGTTTTACAACTGGCGGTTGATGAACTTACATCTCATGATAAACGCATTTCTCACTTAGAAGAAAATATGAGAATTGACGGGATTCAAGAAAGAAAGCTACAAAATAAAGCAAAGTCAATCGCGATTGAATCTCTTGGCGGAATGCATTCAAACGCCTATAAAAACGTAAGTCGTAAGGTGTTTTCTGGAATTTGGAGAGATTTTAATAATCACTTCCAATTACCAAGATACAGCGAATTGCCTAGAAAACAATTTGAAGAAGGCCTTAGATTCTTAGGGATGTGGCAACCAAATACAAGTTTACGTATTGAAATAGAAGAATTTAATCGCCAATTGGAAGGCGTGATGTAAATGGGCAAAACAATAGAATTTAACAACTTTCAAACTACCTTCAATAGGTTAACTAGACAAGCCAAAAATAAATTACTAAAAATCAACATCGAATTTTATCACCATGATTCAGCAAGTGAGCCATTTATTCATGTGGAAGCTGATATTGAAAGAATTTTTATGGAAATTGCAGAACCACACGGAAAAGTAATTACGATCCTTACACAAGAAACGACATTTTCTTTTACTGAAAGAAATCATCACACAAATTTATCAAATGACGATGTTGTTTTTTCGTCCAAAAATGACGATGAAACATTTTGCATAATCAGCTTTATATAAGGAGGTCAACTAAATGCAAATCACATTCACACAAGACGAACTCACAGCACTAGCAACCGAGATCAAGGACCAGTTAATCCCGGTGCTAGTAAAGGAGATCAAGACACGGCAGGAATTACCACCATTACTAACACGAACCGAATTCATGGAGTTAGTAGGGATCAGCGCTACAAAATGCGCCGAACTCTTCAATCGGAGGGACTTTCCGGTTAATCGAGAGTTCGGACATCCAAGGGTACCGACAGACTTGCTGTTCGAGTGGATCAACAAGAACACAGACTGGATCGACGAGAACGCACCAAGATATCCGTATAGGGCGATATAGGATATCTCTTAACTCTATATTACTAGATTCCTACATTAGTTTGTGTTCTTAGTAAGCACATGTTCTATAAAGGAACATCGAAAGGAGGTGGGAAAAATGGAGTTAGGGGCAAGGTTAAAGAAAGCGAGATTAATCTCTGGAATGAGCCAAAAAGAATTATCGGAGAAGTTATACCTACCACGAAGTACTATTTCAAAAATAGAAAATGGAAAAACATCCATAAAAGGCGATGACTTACTACGTTGGTTTCAAGTAACACAAGCACACGAAATGATCTTAGCTTTGATTTACGGAACGGATTTACCATCGGTAGTACAAAGTTTAACTACATTAATAGGAGGTTTCATTTTATGGATTTAACAAAGAATTTCTTACAACAAGACGTACATAAAGCATTTGAAGAGTATGTATGTGCCACAAATTGCGCATTCATTCAGAATCAAGCAATTGAAGAAGGAGATTATAAAACAGCTCTACGAATGGCTGAGAACGTCACTAGGTCACTTAGAGAGTTAGATAGATTGAAAGAAAAGAAGAAAGCTGAGGATGAGTTAAGACATTACTCAATCATTTTAATCACTCAACAGCTAGGAGGTTAAACAGTGGATCTATTCGGATTGTGGTTACTTACAGGTGGAGCATTGGGAACTGGTTTTATGATCGGAGGGTTTATGAAAAATGACAACAAAAAAAGCAGTAACTGAGTTGGGGCTCAATCACTGCTGACATAGTTTGTAAGTCCATTATAACACGAATGGACTTGGAAAGGGTGAAAAAAAAGATGGTAACAAAAGAAAACTTAAAAGATTGGTTAGATGTTAGTTCCCGGAGTAAATACGCAAAGAAATTAGAAGAGTATATCGACAGCAAAATTAAGATTAATGCACTAGACGGCAAAACAACGTTTTATATCAGTGCAGGTAGATACACAAGAGATGGTAGCACCAAAACCCCGTTTTACGATCTATGGTATACGGGAGAGTTGTCAGAAACGAACAGAAAATTAGTTCATGACTTAGTGATAAATCGCTATAGAGAATTCGGATTTAACGTAAGCAAAACAAGTGTAGATTGCGGTTGGAACAATAATTATTTTGCTTTGGAATTCAAAGATATAGATAAAGTTTTACAACAATAAATACAAGACAGGCATAGACCTAAGGAGGAAATGAAAATGATCGTTCAAACATTTAAAACTCATTGCGAGGATTGCGGAGAGGAATTAGTTAGTCGGATTGGAGATATGACAGGTTCAAATGAAATTATCGTTGATTTTATGGATGACATGGAGTTTGAGTGTAATTGCGGCACAACAACAGTAATTCATATAGAGAAATATACAAGTTAACACAAGACAGGCTTAGACCTGTCAAAGCGATTATAAACTGCCCAGACGGTTTGTAGTCGCTTTGATGGACCTAATCCATTAATACATAAAAGGCAGGTGATCAGAATGGTCGCACTTATCGGCATTAAGTCAGAAAAGATTTATGTCAAAGGATATTACAAGGCTGATTGTTTCAGAGAGTTGCATAAACAATATCCAACAGAAGCAAGTGAGGTTTTTCCTGAGCCATTGAGAGTAGTAAGGATTTAAGGAGGTGATGACATGGAACATGTTGAGCATTCAATTATAACCGAGATTAATAGTTTAGGTTATCCGAAAGACATGTACCAAGACCAACATTATGGCGTTGATTACTTCGGTGAAATCATTTGTGAAGGTGATGAAATCTTTGAGTTAGATGGTGAAACGGTGCTGGCAGATAATCTTGAAAAGTTTTTAGTGGAGTTTGCTGGAGGGAAGTTCACATTAGCGAAATAGGAGGCGAAAATATGGAGCTTGTTAGAAATAAAATCAAACCTTTTCGCAAGGAATTCGAAACAAAAAAACGAGTAATAAAGATCGAGAGAAGAGATTGTGGAGCGTTGGGCACTTTCGGTGGTGGTTGGTTTTACGAGTGGGGATTGTCAATTCAGACCGGAAGCAAAGGGCTTAGAGGAACAATATTGATACAGTGGTTAGTTTTCACCATAAGAATTAACAAAAAATAAGACTCTCTTGGTCAGAAGAGAGTCAAACGTTCAAACAATATTATGATTACCGCCATTTTAAACGAAATTAAGATGGCGGTCAAGGAGGGAACGTTTTGAAAGGCTTATTTAGTAGTTTAGCTGTTAAGTGCCTTAGCAATAATTTGCGCTTTGAATATATCCCGGAAAGCCAAGGGGTCATCATTATGAATGATTGCAAAGTTATTACATCTGGCTGGATGGACATGGATCAAATCAAGGAATTGAAAAAGATGCATTACTGGGTAGATCAACACATTGAGAAAACAAACGCAAATAAGCAAGTATCTTAGGAGGAAAGCAAATGAACGAATTACAAGTTAAAACAATAGAGATTGAACCAGCTGTTATCAAATTTAATTACGAGGATATAGAAAAAGAATTAGAAAACAGTTTAAAAAAATACAAAGGTTTGGTGTTTTCCGAAGGGAACGAAACGGATCTAAGAAAGACAATTGCGGAACTGAGAAAAGGGAAAGGTGCGGTAGATCGTTACCGCATTGACACAAAAAAAGAACTTAATCTCCCTATCAAAGAATTTGAAGAAAAATGTAAACAGCTTGATGAAAAGTTTACCAGTGTGATTGACCCACTTGTCGAACAACAAAAGGAATTCGAAGCCAAGAGAAAAGCAGAGAAGCTAGAAAAGCTGGAAAAGATAAGAATAGAACACATTGAAAACTACGGACTAGACGAAGAGTATCACCACGAAGTAGTGATAGAAGACAGCATGTTAACCAAATCTGCAAGCTTAAAGCAATCCGGAGAATCACTTGAATTTAAGGTGAAGAATTTGAAAATGTTACAGGACAAAAAAGAAGCAGATAAAGATGTGATTACAACATCTGTAAAGCTAGCAAATGCAGAAAATGAGTTAAGTCTATCCATTGACGCTTATATCAGATTGTTAGATTACCAAGATGTTGAAGCTGTTAAAGAACAGATCAGCAGTGATGCAAATAAAGAAGTTGAGACAAGGGAACAAGAACGGATTGAAAAAGAACGGCTCGAGAGCGAAAAACAGGCAAAACTAGAACGAATTGAACAAGAGATGAAAGAAAGTATTGAGCAGGAAGACAAAGCTATACAGGAGTCTGTAGTAGAAGAGGAACCGGCGTTTGATGACATACCTTTTTCCGACCCTTTTATGGATGACCCATTTGCAGTAGAACCCACGTTTGAAGTGGTTTACAAAATTAAAGCAAGTAATGATGACTTGCAAGAATTAAACAGCTACTTAACCAGTAAAGGCATTGTATTTGAGGTGATTACATGAGTACTAAACTAACCGAAAAGCTGTTAGCTGTTCAAAGGCAATTAAAGGCTCCCAAAGGACAATACAACAGTTTCGGAAAGTATAGTTACAGATCGGCAGAGGACATTTTAGAAGCTGTGAAACCTTTAAACGCTGAACAAGGGCTGTTACTAACCCTTACAGATGAACCAATCTTAATCGGAGATTGGCACTACATTAAAGCGACGGCAACCATCACGGACGGAGAAAACAATCATTCTGTTACAGCTTATGCGAGGGAATCCGAGACTAAAAAGGGCATGGATTCCTCGCAGATCACAGGTACAGCTTCTTCCTATGCAAGGAAATACGCTTTAAACGGCTTGTATCTAATTGATGACACTAAAGACGCTGATACTGACAGCTACCATAAGCAAAACAACAACGCACCTAGAAATAACACACAAAGTAATTCTATCACATCTGAACAAGTCGGATTGATAAAAACAAAGGCAAAGCAATTCGCACAAGCTAGAAATCGAACCGAACAAGAGGTGTACGACGTGTTGAAAATTACTGATATAACACAGCTTACTGAACCACAAGCAGAATCAGTCATTAAACAACTTGACGCATGGCTAAATGGTTTGAAAAAGGAGAATAAAATTGCTTAATCCTATTCCTAAACCTAAACACAAACGGAGAGTACCTAAGAGAGGAAATGCTACCAGAATCACACAGGCGGTCCGTAATGAGGTTTTAAATCGTTCAGAGAGTAGATGTGAGCGTTGCGGCAGAACAAGAGCATACGCCTTTGAAATGGCCCATTTAATTAATGCTAGCCAAGGTGGTAGGGGCGACGATCCGGCAAACGTAGTTTTGCTGTGCGGCCCCTCCGTTAATACCGGAACTTGTCATAATTTTGCGGATTATACAGCAAAGGGAAGAGAGTGGCGCAGGAAAAAACATGAGGAATTGAAGCGATACTATGGATAAGCTCAAAAGTTTGTATGCGAAAATCAATCAATTGAATGATGAAATCCCTTCTGATCTAGCTAAGAAAATACACCTATATGCAGAGGTCATGCAACTAATTGGAAAATACCACGCGCAAGCAACTATGACCTATGGGCAAGCTTATGCCGAGAGAAAGCATGTATATGCCCAAGCATTAGTCAACACACCAGGAACTGGCGTAGTAAAAGAAGGGCAAGCCGATATAGATGCTTATCCTTACCGTATGAGAGAAGCAGAAGCAGAAGGGGAAATGCATCGTTGGAAAAATAGCTTAGCGGCTACATCGGAAATTATCAATGCATTGAAGAAACAGTTAGACACGTTAATGAGAGAATACAACGCTAGTTAAATCTTAAATGCGCAAGAAATTAAATGGAGGGGGTGAAGTGATGTACGGATGGATTAAATTACATCGAAAACTTCTGTCTAGCAACATATTCCAAAACGAGAAGTTATTAAAGATTTTCGTATATTGCTTGATGAAGGCTACCCATACGGAATATCAACAAATAGTAGGTAAACAAAAAGTGGACTTAAAACCTGGTCAATTTGTCTTTGGGAGAAGGAAAGCGGCACTGGAATTAGACATGAAAGAATCGACAGTAAGGGACTACATCAAGACCCTAAAAGACGACAACGTAATCACCATCACCCCCACCAACAAATTTAGTGTAATAACCATTGTTAATTGGGAGTTTTATCAATCAAAAGAAGATGATGACCGACAACAAAATGACAGCAGAATGACAGCAAAAGGACAGCAGAATGACACATACAAGAATGGTAAGAATGGAGAGAATGAAAAGAATAAAGATAATACTTTACGTTCCAAATTGAAATTTGAAACACACCATATGAAATTAGCTGAATTGTTATTTAAGAAGATTAAAGAAAATAACCCATCTGCCCAAGAACCTAATTTAGAATCATGGGCTAATACTTTTAGATTGATGATGGAACGAGACAAACGGACCGGAAAAGACATACAAGATTTAATTATATGGAGCCAGTCGCATCATTTCTGGTACAAGAACATTTTATCTGCTGACAAGTTAAGGAAACAGTTTGATCGATTGCAACTGGAAATGAGAGACGAAACTCAATTTAAAGTAATTAAAGGAGGTAAGAAAAATGAGACCACTAGCAGGCCTGGAGATCATGAACAAAATCACGAAAGGTACGATTTCGGTTTCTGATAAACGATGTCAAAACATTGATGTTATTAGTAAGCAACCATGCAACCGAAAGCTAATGATCAAAGACGGAAAAGAGTTTTGCTTTAATTGCGAACAGATCGCCCAAGAAGACTTAGTCATTAAAAACCAGAGCGAGGAAATGATTAGGAATCGTGCTCTAAATGAATTACTTTCCATCTTTAAACAAGACAGCCTTATTAATAACGACTTAGAAACAGCAACATTCGAAAACTATGAACCTGTTACAGATTCGCAAAAGAAGGCTTTTGAGACAGCTGAGAAATTTGCACGAGAGTTCGATGGGAAAAAGGGCTTGGTCTTTGCCGGTAAATCCGGTGTAGGAAAAAGCCACCTAAGTGTTGCGATATCAAAAGAGGTCATGAAACAGAAATACAGTTGCTTGTTTATCTCTATCCCACAGCTAATGACATCGATTAAGAGTACATACAGGAGGGATTCAGAGAAAACTGAAATGGATATTTTGAACGGATTACAAAAGGTTGATCTCTTAGTACTGGATGATCTAGGGGCAGAAAGAGAGAACGCTGACGATCAGGGCACAGCGTGGGCAAAGCAAAAGATATTTGAAATAACCGATCGTAGAGCAGGCAAGGCAACCATTTACACATCTAATTACAGTGGCACTCAACTTATCCAGATGTACGGAGAACGAGACTTTGGGCGAATGGTTAAGGATTGTATTCCAGTTACCGTAACAGGAGAGAATTATAGGCTACTGCAATTCAGAAAGGGAGTAAGTTAATGAGCTACACAATCGAAGTGATAAAAAAGCGAACAATCCAAAAAGTATGGTGGAATTTCATGCTCTACGAGACGTTTTTCAGATTTAGAAAAGATGTAAAGCGTTGTGAACTATGCGAGCAAGACTTCAATGAAACTGACATGACCCATTTGGCTTTTGTAGAAAATGAGAAAAACCATTTAATTTGTACGGAATGTGCAACAACAGCGATCGAAGGCGGCGCGGAAAAATCCGAGAGGAGCAAAGAAGATGATTAACCACCTAATAGATCAACTGGTTATCGTGATCAATCAGTACAGAATATTTGGCGGAGAGCAATATGAGCGACAGTTTGAAACGTTGCTCTCCCAATTAGAAAAGGCAACGGGATTGGATAGGGATGGAGCAATAAAGTACTTAGAAAATGCGGTTGAAGGGGAGAGAGTGGCGTGAAAACACTCAAAAATCAAACCATTTATCAATGCGAATACTGCAATAAACGATTATTAAGTAAAAACGGAGCAAGGATTCATGAAGAGCAGTATTGCTGGAACTCACCAATTGTTAAACAGAAACGTATCGATGTGATTAGAGCTTGCAAACACGAATGGGATACAGTTTGGGACTACATTCCAGGTGAAGCAGTTAAGGAACCTCAATATGACCAATGTATTAAATGTGGAGTAACTGAAATGGAGTTTAGAAGAATAGAGGAATCGGCATGAGAGAAATTAAATTTCGAGGAAAAGCTTTGTTATCAATTGAGGATCTAAATTCTTTTGGGATAGAACATAGCAACGGTTGGGTATACGGAAGTCTCATAACCAATAAGGGAAAGCCGTTTATTGTGGGTGATTTGGTTGAAACTGATCCAGAATATGTCATTCATGAGTTTTGGGTAGAAGTTGATCCTAAAACGGTTGGACAATACACAGGACTTAAGGACAAGAACGGAACGGAGATTTATGAAAAAGACTTGGTAAAAGACAAGCTAGGTCGAACCTATAAAGTTCGTTACAACGAGTTTTGCGCTTTCATGTTATATCCAATTGATGGGAATGACTTCATGGCAATTTATCCTGTAATCGAATTGGAAGTCATCGGCAATGTTTATGAATCTGAACTACTGGAGGTAACGGAATGACCAATAATTTAAAACCACTATACGAACTAGGTTACTTAGAAAAAGGCATGACAATCATTGACCCTAACGGAAAAAGAGCCACAATCACGAAATTAGGGAGCATGGAAGGAATGCCCCTTGTACACTTCAACGACGATCCTAACCCTGTTATGTGGGATTGGGATAGATTGATACCTGATGTTATGGCGGAGGTGGCGGAATGACTGAAAAGAAGAAAGAAACCTTACTAACTATAGATAACGTCAGAGTAATTCAATCAGACCCACTTAATCTAGCAATCGAAAGACTAGAAGAAGTTCAAAACCCTAAAGGCGGAACCATAACGAACAAATGGAGACATAAAGGTTACTCTGGCTCGATTCTAGGGGCGTTACAGACAATTCAATATAAAGAGCTACTGATTGATTATAACGCTGTGAACGATTTAGAAAACCACTTAAAACAGGTTGAGGAATCGAACAATAAATTAATTCAAGCTAAGGAAGGGTTAGCACTATGATGAATCGAGTCGTCCTAGTAGGGCGCTTAACAAAAGACATCGATCTTAGATATACACCTAATGGAGTTGCGGTTGCTAACTTCACACTAGCAGTAAATAGACCGTTTAAATCGCAAGATGGAGAACAACAAGCTGATTTTGTCCAAGTACAGGTATGGCGTAAACCTGCTGAGAATGCAGCCAACTTTTTAAAGAAAGGCTCTCTATGTGGAGTGGATGGTCGTATCCAAACAAGAAACTTCGAAGGGCAGGACGGTAAACGAGTTTATGTCACGGAAGTTGTAGCCGATAGTGTTCAATTCCTAGAACCTAAATCAAGTGGACAAACTTCTCAATCAAACTACCAATCTAGTAATCAAGGTGATCCGTTTAGTGGGGAGCCGATGGATATTAAAGATGATGATCTGCCGTTTTGATACAAAAAGCGAAGTAGGTGAAATCGTGGAAGTGATAAAATATTGGTCTTTCACAATGGATTATGAAACTAACGAAATTGTTATTAATGCCAATGTTAATGGTGATATGAAGCAGTTAAGAGTTAATGAAAAGGATGTTGAAAGTATGCGGAGTTGGTTTGATTTAGCAAAGCATATGAAAAGTCAGTAATACACAGTTCGAATAAAAACCGACACAAGGGGTGGTTACGTGAAGATACTCAATTTATATGCCGGCATCGGCGGTAATCGTAAGCTGTGGGGTGATGAACACGAAATCACAGCTGTAGAAATGGATGAAAATATAGCAACTGTTTATCAAGATCACTTCCCTAACGACAAGGTTGTTGTAGGGGATGCGCATCAATACCTGTTAGAGCATCATAAAGAGTTTGATTTTATATGGGCTTCACCTCCATGTCAAAGCCATAGTAGTTTTAGGCAAAACATCGGGGTTAGATATAGAGGGGTTCAGCCTGTTTATCCAGATATGAAGCTTTACCAGGAGATCATTTTCTTACAGAACAACTTTGAAGGACAATATGTAGTCGAAAACGTTCGACCTTATTACCCTCCATTGATTAAACCATCATTCGAATTAGATAGGCATCTGTTTTGGTCGAATATCGAGGTGGAGCCTAAGAAATTCGATAGGCCGAAAATAAGAAGCGCGCAAATTCCTGAATTACAACGATTCTTAGGTTACGACTTATCGGGATACAAGTTACCAAATAAAAGGCAAGTGCTTAGGAATTGTGTCCAGCCTTTAGTTGGTCAATATATCTTAGATTGTGCCGCAGTTATTGCGTAGTTCGAACAAAAAGAGACATAAAAGAAGGGGTTGAAAATGGGAGAACAAATTAAATTAAGCCAATTGATAGAGCATCTCCAAAATCAGTTAGAGGAGCATGGTGATTTACCAATATATTACTGTGATGACGCGAGGATTGGTAAACAAACGTATTTACCAGAAGCTTGTAAAATTTATTCTTATAAATCAATAGATCTGTTGAACTATGGAAAATTAGATGAAGTAAATGAAGATTTGTATGATGTGAATCTAAAAAAACCAATCATAAAAGGATTAATTGTCTAATTAATAACCTGAACAAATCAATACGAGGGGTGATCACATGAACACAGAACCCTACGAAATGTCATTGAGACGACAATTCATGACAGAAAGACTGATTGAAAGAGGAATTACACACTCAATCGAGGGCAAGGACATACACACGCTTGATTATGAGGGATTAAAACAAGTTTGGGTACGAATACAAGCGATAGAGATAAACATTGCTAGTGATCAAAATAGATGGTTTTAGGAGGGTTAAGAAAATGGAGTGTTTAGCTGTCGAGAAAAGGGCGATCAGACAGTTAGAAAGAAGATACCTTAACAGCAAAAGGAAAACATACTTAGCTTGCGAGGAAATGGATTTCAGTTGGACCAAACAGCAGGTGTTGGATTTCGTTTATCTATGGGAACAAGGACAAACATTAATAAACATATCTAACTACTTAAAAAGGGCGCAAGAAGAAGTTTTGCTGTTAGCTTTAGATCAAGCAACACACGGAGTAATTGAACCACGAAAGGGAGGGCTTATAGGTGGCTGAATTACGTTACAAATATATCACTGATGAGGACTACGAAAGGGCAGCAGCATACGGAATAAACAGAGAATTACTAAATCAAAGAGTAAGAGTATATGGCTTTGATGTAGAAACAGCGATCAGCTGGCCTAAAGGAAAGAAAAGAAATGAAGTTTTGACGGATGAGCAAAGAGAAATTGCTAAAAAGAACGGTTTAACGATCTATACGATAAGCACACGAGTTAACACTCTAGGATGGCCACTCGAAAAGGCAATCAACACACCAATAGACAAGATGGATCCCACGTGGAGGAAGTACAGGGAGTTAGCGAAGAAAAACGGTATTCATTTGTCGGCGCTTACGGCTAGGGTAAATCGAGGGTGGAGCATGGAAAGGGCAGCTACTACACCACCAGATACGAAGCATAGGAGGAAAATAGGATGAACCTAAACAAACTTTTCACTTTACAAGATAAGTTGGATGACCACATTAAGAAAGAAAAAGGCTTAGAAGGGCAGGATTTGCTAGATAAGAAGATTCTGGCTTTACAAGTAGAACTTGGGGAGTTAGCCAATGAATGGCGAGGGTTTAAGTTTTGGAAAGTGAATCCAAGGCCTAGAACAGAAGATTGGATTGAGTGCTCAGTTTGTAATGGTACTGGTGATTTGAACTATGAAAGGGTTCAGGAGGAAGCAGAAGGCAGTGGTGGCCATGAGTACATTGATTGTGAAGAGTGTGATTCAAGTGGAACATCACACATGATTAATCCACTCCTAGAAGAATACGTTGATGGATTGCATTTCATATTGAGTATTGGGTTGGATCTGAAAATTGACCATACTGAAATATTTGTAGGACAGGATTTTACAGTTGATCGAAATATTACAAAAACCTTCACTAAATTAATGTGTATGCCAGAAAGGTTTGAAAATGCAATTGGCGATGATGATTATGGATTCTATATAGATTGGTATGAAGAGTTATTAGTTTGCTTCATCGGCTTAGGTGAAATGCTCGGCTTCACATGGGAAGAAGTGGAGCAAGCTTACATGGATAAAAACACTATTAATTATGAAAGGCAGGCGAACAACTATTGACTCCAGATGAACGCCAAGACATCATATTCCAAATCAAAGCTAACACAAGATACACAGAAGAAGCACTAAACAAGTTACCAGATGAAAAACTAATCGAATTATACAAGGTGCATGTAGATGGTTGAGTTTACAATTCATGGGGAACTCCCTAATTTGAACGAAATCATTGCAGTAAGTAAGAAACATTGGTCAAGCTATTCAAGAATGAAAAAGACGTATACCCATTTAGTTAAGTTACATGCAAGGAATCTCCCAAAGATTGAACAGGCTGATTTTGAAATCACATGGTATTGCAAAGATCGAAGGCAGGACAAAGACAATGTCATTGCAGGGCAGAAATTCATTTTTGATGGGCTTGTAGATGCAGGAGTACTTATAAACGATGGCTGGAGCCAAATAGGTGACATTAAACATACATTCGAGGTAGATAAGAAGAATCCTAGAGTAGAAGTGCGGATTGAAGAGGTGAGCTAATGAAACCACGTTGGATCACAGAACACATCGCAAAGACGTTAGATGGCGAACCGTTGCTTGTCGTCAACGTCTTTGCAGAAGGGGAAAACAAAGAAACGGTCAAGCAGGAGAGTAAGGTTTTTACGCATAAGAGGAAATTGGTACTGGTGGAGAATCGGGTTGGTTGAACAAAATAGCGCAATAAGGAGGCAGTAAAAAATGTGGATGGTATATGACTTCGAAGATGGTTTAGTTGGGATATTCGAAGACAAAATCAAAGCTGTGAAAGAGTATAAAGCTTATGTGGAAAGCGCTAAGGAATATGTCGATAGGGAAGGACAATTTAGCCTTGATGAAAGAGTCATTCTTGCTAAAGTCGAACGTCAAATATACGGATATGAAACAGATGAAAAAGCTACCGGTTACGATGAAAATGGCGAAGAATTTGAAACAGGAGATAACCTTTGGGACTGGAAAGAAGAAATTTATTAATGCCGCAGTAGACACAAATAGCGACATAAGGAGGAAATAAATTGCCACATACTTTAAATGAAGAATTGGATGAAATTTGGCTAAAGGCATTGGAAAATAACCTTTGTAGATGCGGAAATGATGACAATTGGGTTCAAGAAATTAAAGGTGATATTAAATGTATCGAATGCAATCAAGTAGTTGCATAGTTCGAAACATAAAACGACCTAACGAAAGGAGCCAATCAAATGTTTTGGCCTACAGCAACCATACTAGGAACGTTAATTGTAGCAATGTTTGCACTGGCGGTAGCGATGGAGGATAGGGAGAAGAATAGGAGGTAAGGGAATGAGTGAATCATTTAGGCTTTATAAAGTCGTAGAAACTGAGGGTATGAGCGCTGGACAACTTCAGCAAGTTTTAAACAATGCTACAGACGGATTCCCCGAAATGCAAATTGATCATGTAATCGGTACGAAAATAATACTTGGGTATGAATCAATGTTGAATGCAAAAGGCAGGGCGGAGGCTGCTATGAGAAGGAATTTGAATAAAATAAATAATCCATTTCAAGGAGGTTTGGCCAATGGATAAGGAACGGTTGGAAGAGATAGAAAGAAATATCGTTGCAATATATGAAAAACCCGTAAAATTAGTGGGTTATGAAATAACAGAAAATGATTATGACTGGCTTATCGAACAAGCTAAACGGGCTCAATATAACGAAATATGGGCAGAAAGAGTTCGAAAATACAAACAGAAAAACAAGCGCTATCGAGAAGCTTTTAAACAGATAAAATTACAGATTTTATTTGATGGCGCTATTGAAGATCATAGGAAAAACATAATAGAAATTATTGATGAAGCATTGGAGGGTGATTGTATTCACTGCAACGGAAAAGGATTTAATGGCTTAGATTATTGCCCACAATGCAATCAAATGGAGGTCAACGATGATGATGATTGATCAAGAGCGCTTGGAAAAATGCAAAGTATTTGCTAATGCAAACGATATTGACTGGCTTATCTCAACTGTAGAGGAACAGCAGGAGGAAATAGAACGATTGCATGAAGCATTCCAATATTTTAAAGGTGCTATGGAAAGTGAGACTTATACAGATCACATAAAGTGCCAAGATGTAGTGTGCGTTGATGATCTGCGGGAAGGATTAATAGCGTTTGAAGCGTTGAGGGAAGACGAATGAACCCACTGGACCCAATGTACTTAAAAGGATTAAACGACGGCAAGAAACAGGCAGGGAGCGAATTTGAAAGCTATATAACAGAAATGCTCTCGACACTAACGGATGTACCAGGCATTGGCGATAAGACAGCAGAGCGAATTACGGAGCATTTTATGCAAGGGATGGACAACTAGGAGGGATAGCGTGCACGACGAAGGGACAAAGGCGGTTATTGATCTACTAGACGATAAAAAGATGTATGTGGTCAAAGAAGGGCGCTTGATTGAGCATACATTACCAAAGTATGGAGAAGTAACGGTGGTTACGTTAGGCGGTAAGGTTGACAGGTTAATAGATAAATGTAGTAGGAAGGTGTAGATGATTGACTGAAGAGCAGTTAGAACGAGCGAATAAACTAAAGAGAGACATAGACAAATTATCAAGTTTTATATTCATGGCAATTCGTGATGGATTTTGGGAAAAGATAACATATAAAAGAGAATTAAGAATATTTACTACTGTTATACCCTTTCTTGAGGAAAAGGAGGAAGGGTATATATTGAGTAAAGAATTAACTTTTAAAATATTAGGAGTTTTAAAGGACCAGGTTAGCGAATGGGAAAAAGAGTTAAAAAACATATAAAGACTGACGGTGTGGGAAGGGGTAGATACCATGTATATATTGCAAGTTAGGGAAGATGTAAATAAACGAGAACAGAACAAATTATTGGATTTAAACCCTCTGCCAAAAAAGACAGAATGGAGAGAAAGCAGAAGCTATGAAACGATCGAAGAAGCAAGGCAAAGAGCGATTGAATTAATAGAAAATAACTACAAAACAGCAGATAACGTCAGGGTGTTGAAGCAAGTAGCAACATTTGAGGCAGTTATTAAAGTAAAAGAAAATAAAGCCTGACCAAGAACTGGAAGGCACTAAATGAGCATAACGCTTGTTTGGTGTCTTTTTATATTTAGGAGGGTGAGATGAACAAGACACTCAAGGACCAACTAAGGGATTGGAAACAAGAATATCAAGAGGTTGCTAAAAAGCCACAGGAAAGGTGTAGAGAGCATTTAACGGAAAGAGATATAAAGTATCTCATGGGCGTAGATAGACCAATATACAGGAAATACAAGGGCTCTTTTAGACAACGATAAGGGAGGAATCATTATGTGGGCGGACAAAATGATTATCGAGTATGAGAACGGGCGTAGAGATTTAGGGAGAATGAAGGGCAAACTTGAGGACAATAACGCTAGGTTAATTGGCGATAAGAAACTAGAGGAATTAGATATTGCTGTAAAAGAACAGGTAGAACTTAACAATCAAGATAAGTCACAGATTAATAGCATGATCAACGATATGTCATTTGCCATTGACTGGATGAAAACAGGGAGAAGGCCAGGTAATTTAAGAGGGATTGATAGGAGATCAGTATATCAGCGTACAGCATTGGTTGATATGGACCTTATGCCAAGTTTGGATATAGTACCAGAGCAAAGAGAATTGGAGAATATCGAGAAACAAGCACTTATGGATATGTTAATCGACCTATCGCACAGAGAAAGACAATGCTACTTGCTACACATGGCGCAGGGATGGAGTATGCAAGAAATAGCTGATGAACTCAAAATCAAAAAGCCGACTGTGCAGAAATTTATCGAAAGAGCGAGAAATAAAATAAAAAGAAAATTATCTTGTCATACGAATGTCATATGAGTGCCAATTATGGGTGAAGACTTATCATTTGGCATTATTCGACGGAATCGGTAGTGCCGCAGAAGGATGAATTTGGAGATCGGATAACCGGTCTCTTTTTTTATGTTCATAAATTAATTATTATTAAGGAGGACATTTTACCTATATGTCGAATCATTAGACAAAAGGAGGAATGTTCTATGAAACAATACAAAGTTAATATTCTTCTGAGAGACGGACACAAAAAGGAATTTGTTACAAATACAGACGTGAGAAAGGCTGAGAGGCAGAAACTCATGGGAGACGAGTACATTTTAACGGATGATCTTTATGTTATTAGTTTTAGACACGTAAAAGATATAAAAGTTGAAGAAATAGGAAAATAGTTGCAGGAGATTATCTCCTTTTGTCGAATATGTTCGATGGGAGGGGAAAGCATGGATATTATTAAAGGAATCAAGGATGTTGCTGAAGTTGTTAGAAAAGCAGATAACATTGGTTTATATGCACAAATACTAGATCTTCAAAAAGAGGCGTTAGAATTAGTTGAAGAAAACAGCAAATTGAAACGAAGAATAGAGTTGTTCCAGGACAATAAACACATTCAAGAAAATCTGATAGTAAGTGATAATCGTTATTTCTTGAATTTAAACGAAAAGGAAGACGGCCCTTTTTGCACTGCCTGTTGGGATAGCGAAAGTAAATTAATTAGATTACACGAAGACAATTACGGACAAGGGGTAATAGTTCACAGGTGCCCTATATGCACTAAAAAATAAAAGCATCTCATATTGAGGTGTTTTTTTATTCCTAAAATACGGAGGTGGCGGTGATATGTAAATGCCTAACTGGGAGAAAATTAAGAATGAATGGGAAACAACAAAGATTACATTAGCTGCATTGGCAGAGAAACATGATGTGAAGCTAGGCACTATTAAGAGCAGGAAAAGTCGTGAAGGTTGGTCGAGGAATCCTACCAAAAAGGATGCAACCAAACCTAAAAAGGTTGCAACCCTAAAGAAGAAAGTTGCAACTAAATCAAAAGAGCAATTTGAGCCTGTTGTTGAAAGTGATGAACTCACTGATAAACAAAGGCTTTTTTGTATTTATTACATTAAGTATTTTAATGCTACTAAGTCTTACCAGAAGGCTTATGAGAGTGCTTATTCAACGGCAATGGTAGAAGGACATCGTCTCCTAAGAAATCCTAAGATTAATTCAGAGATAGATCGTATGAAGGCTGAACAAACAAATGAGTTGAAACTTGGTGTTCGTGATGTGCTGCAGAAGTATATTGACATTGCCTTTGCTGACATAACGGACTTCGTAAATTTCGGTCAAGAAAAGAGACCTGAACTTGATCGCAATCTTGAGCCGATGATGGATGAAAATGGTGAGGAGATCACCTACTCGCTTAGTTACGTGCATCTCAAGAATGATGACGAGGTAGATGGCACTCTTATTACAGAGGTTAAAAAAGGTAAAGACGGCGTATCTGTTAAACTAGCCGATAAGATGAAGGCTCTCGAAATGCTTTCCAAATACTTCGATCTGTTCCCTGATAAATTCAAGCGCGAACTGGAAGAAGAAAAGTTAAAGATTGCTCATGCTAAGGCATTTGGTTCTGATGATCCAGAGGATTATGAAGACGATGGATTTAATGAAGCTCTAGATGCAGTTACTTCGGAGGTGTGGGGTGATGTTGAAGACACCAACGAAGAAAACTAGATTTTTATCATTTATTACTGAAAAGAAAAAGGTTAAAAAGAAACCTTCTCCATTTAAATTTAAGCCGTTCTCACTTAAGCAAAAGCAAGTCCTGACATGGTGGCGCAAGGGCTCACCTGTTAAAGACAAAGACGGCATTATATGTGATGGATCCGTTCGTGCCGGTAAAACAGTTGTGATGTCACTTTCCTATGTTATGTGGGCAATGGAAACATTCCAGGATGAAAACTTAGGAATGGCTGGAAAGACAATTGGTTCCTTTCGTCGTAATGTGATTACACCATTAAAACGCATGTTAAAGTCTCGTGGTTATAAAGTAAAAGACCATAGAGCTGATAACATGCTGTCGATCACATACAAAGGTGTTACCAATTATTTTTATGTGTTTGGTGGGAAAGATGAAGCTTCACAAGATTTGATCCAAGGTATTACGCTTGCTGGAATGTTCTTCGATGAAGTGGCACTTATGCCACAATCATTTGTAAACCAAGCTACAGCGCGTTGTTCTGTTGACGACTCAAAGACTTGGTTTAACTGTAACCCGGAAGGTCCCTATCACTGGTTTAAGACCGAGTTTTTAGACCAATTAAAAGAAAAGAACATGCTACATATCCATTTTACAATGGATGATAACCTTTCGTTGTCTGAAAAGATAAAAGCACGTTATAAACGGATGTATACCGGTATCTTCTTCAAACGATACATTCTAGGTTTATGGGTGCTTGCTGAAGGCATCGTTTATGACATGTTCGATAAAGATAAACATCAAGTACCTACAATCGAAAGGCTATATACACAACATTATATAAGCATTGACTATGGAACCCAGAACCCGACTACTTTCGGATTGTGGGGTCTTTGTGATGGCGTTTGGTACAAAGTTAGAGAGTATCACTATGATGGCCGAAAGGAATCTAAGCAAAAGACCGATCAAGAATACTTAGAAGATTTACAAGCATTTATGAAAGGTGTTAAGAGAATAAAGGGTGTGATTGTTGACCCGTCTGCTGCATCCTTTATAGCGCTAATGAAAAAGAATCGTATTCATGTAATTAAAGCCAAGAATGATGTGCTCGACGGAATACGTAATGTATCCACTGCCCTAAATGATGAACTCATTAAATATAACGATTGCTGTAAGGAAACATTCAGAGAGTTTTCTTCCTATTTATGGGATCAAAAGGCTGCAAAACGTGGAGAAGACAAGCCAATTAAACAAAATGACCACCATATGGACGGTGATCGTTATTTTGTTAATACTATTTTGTTCACTTCAAAGGCTGGCATAAGCAGCTCAAGCGCATGGTAAAGGAAGGTGAAAAACATGACAATCAATTGGACGAAGTTTGACGAAGAAGTCATTAAGAAAACACACGGCAAGATATATTTTTATCGTGACCTATACGAAGGTAATCACGCCAATCTTTTCTCAAGGGCAAAGGATTTAATCGAAAAGGGAGAAATAGTGGACGAGATCATATACGGCACACAAAAGAGCCAAAATGTAAAAACTCCCTATATTATTGCTAATATTTCTAAGTTAATCCCGGAGATACCAGCCATGCTAGTGAGTCGATCAATCGGCAATATCCAAACGTCAATCAGTTCAGAAGAATACGACATTCCAGAAGATGATCGGCCGGATGATGAAAATTACGATTTGCTCACGACACAGCAGGAAGTCATCCGGGATATAGAATCAAACTCCCATTTAGAGTTTGAACACTGGGGCAATATTGTACAGCAACAGGTGGATGGTGGTCTTGTCGGCGTTCCGTGGCTAGACGAGAGGGGCTTGCGGATAGAGTTTAAGAGCCGGGATGTTTATTACCCTCATGAAGATGGATTGGGTGTGGACCTAGTCTACGACAGGGAGATCGACGGAGATGAATACTTACATGTTTACCGTGAACGTGTCGAGGACGGAAGTTTAGTCACTCGACATTATTTGTATGAAATTAATGATCAGCGAGAAACAAAGCAGTTGCCTGATGAGGTAGCAAAAGAAATTCTGGGCATGGATGAATTGGGAGCAATCTATAAAAACAGGGAACGTCCATTTATTGTTTACTGGCCTAATGAAAAAACATTTATGAATCCTTTAGGTGTTTCTAGTTTAAAGAACCAAGAGAGCAAGCAGGATGAAATCAACTGGACCCTTACAAGGAATGCTATTACGTTTGAGCGCAACGGTAAGCCGCGTATAGCTGTTACTACTGAAATCATGCAGGCTTTGCAAGATAAAGCACTGGAACGTTACGGTGATGAAAGCAAGATCGATCATAGGGATTTAGAGATTACAACTTTTGATGAACATGGCCGTGCTCTTGAAGTCATTCAGATTGATGTCACAAAGATAGGTGATATCCAGTGGGTCAAGGACCTAATAAAAATGATGTTGATGGAAACTAAGACATCCGAAAAGGCAATTGACTTTTATTTGGATACCCGATCAACGGCACAACAGTCTGGTGTTGCGAAATTCTATGACTTATTTATTTCTTTACTTAAGGCTGAACAGTTACAAAAGGAGTACATTTATTTTCTAAAGCAACTAATTGAATCGGCTCTCTGGTTGGCAAAGGAAGAAGATTCGAGCATCATTATTGAGCAACCGGAAATTCAATTGAAAGCCATGATTCCGATCAGCCGTAAGGAACTCTTAGAAGAGAACTCTCTCGCTTATGAGAAAGGCACACAGTCGCTTGAAGTGACGATCCGAAGGAATAACCCTACGGCTAGCGAAGAATGGATTCAAGAGGAACTGGCAAGGGTTGAACAAGAGAAGCAAGGTGATGATTCTAGTTCTCTCTTAACTGGTCGAAGCACTTTAAATAATTTTATGGATAATCGATCCAGTGATGATGAATGACCGAAGAAAAGCTTCTCCTATATCTTAACGAGATCATCCAAACCATTTATGAGCGAATAGCTAATAGCGATCTATCCAAGGAAAAACAGGCAAAAAAGCTTATTGAAGAGATTCATTATTTGCTAGATCAATTCGGATTAGCTGTTGACCAAGTGATTCCAGAAGCTATCATTCGAGAGTATTTTGGCGGCGTGGATGGTGCTACAAAGGCTTTAAAGGATTTAAAGATTAAGACACGACCTATCAGTAGATTAGTCCATAAGGAAGCTGTACAAAACATCATGGATGATACTCTCTTAGATATGCATGCAGCGATTAGGACAGCTAAGGTTAGCGCCCGTAAATCTATTACAGGAACGTTGCAAGAGGTAAAAGCTGATCTTGCTAAGGGTATTATTACTGGTGATACCCGAAAAGCGATCCAAAAACGAGTGGCTCATTCATTTCAAAGGGATGGATTAACTTCTTTTGTCACAATTGATGATAGAAAACTCCCGTTAGATTTTTACTCTATGACTGTTACGAGAACAAAAATGAGAGATGCAACTGTAACGGGAAGTGTAGAGCGATACAAGGAGAATGAACAGGATCTTGTTCAGATCATTGAGAATAGCGATACCTGTCCAGTGTGTGCCAGATACAGCGGGCTTGTTGTTAGTTTAACTGGTAAGACACCAGGTTATCCTGTGGTTGGAGAAAATGATATACAGTTACCACCATACCATCCGAATTGCCGCGGCTCTGTAAGGCCGTATGTTATTGAGTTCAAAACGGAATCCGAAATACAAGAAGTTAAAAGGCGCAATACAGCTTATGCACCTGATAAAGACCCAAGGACTCCCCAACAACGCAAAGCCTACGAACGAGAGCAAGAAGCTAGGCGTAAGGCGAACGCTGAGAAAAAGCAATTTTCAAGGTGGCAGGCAGTTATGGGCGAGGATAATTTCAAAACGCTTGGAGCATTTAGAAGGGCTAAACGAACTAATTCGGTTAGGTTTCAGGAGTTACAAGCAGAGTATAAGAGAATAATGAGGGAGGTGCTAAAAAAATAGCATGTTTATGATGAACTTCCTATTAAATTGGTTTTCGGCTTTACAAATAAAAGTTTCTGATATAACCTCGACTTAAAAAAGGGGTTGCTCACTATGCAATGTTGCGAAAAGTGTTTTCAAGATCCGATTATTCTCAAAAGGATACATTCATTCGAAGAGATAGGTGAGTGTGATTATTGTAAAAATAGCGATGTATTTGTAATAGCTGTTGAAGAATTGGCGGATTTATTTGAAATAATTTATAAAATGTATAGTAAGACAACCGCATATGAACATTTTCATCCAGAGTTTCATACTGACTATCCGTATGGAGAATTGCTTATTGATTTAGTAAATGAAGACTGGAATATTTTTTCAGCATCAATCGAAGGTTCTCAAATAGATAATGATTTGTTATTTGATATCCTACAATCAAAACGGTCACAGTTTGATGACATTCTAGATTACCCTGATAAAGATGAACAATACTCTAGAAACGAGGATAGCTTAATTTACGAAGATCCATTACATTATTTGAAAAGTGATTGGGATGCATTTAGTAAAGAAATAAAAGGGGAAAACCGTTTTTTAAATAAGAATGCTGATCGTATTTTTGTTGGTATTGAAGGGATATTAAAAAAGAAAGAAAAAACAATAGATTTATCTATACCTTTCTTCAGAGGGAGGATTGGTAAGTTTGGAAAAGAAGAGATGTTTGGTCCTCCACCTGGTAAAGGTTCTGCAGGCAGGGCCAATCCTAAAGGGATAAGCTATCTATATTGCGCAACCAATAGAGACACCTGTTGTGCGGAATTGAGACCATGGAAATCAGCAACAATTACAATTTGTGAATTCTTTCCAAAAGAGCAATTGCATTTAGTTGATATTTCAAATGGAGCTATTACTTCGCCCTTCGAGTTAAATGACCAAGATGATGTTAATCAGATTAGTCAATTTCTATGGCTCCTATCCAACCAATTAAGTGTGCCTGTCAGCCCTGATAATGCAGAAATCGATTATCTTCCTACGCAATATTTAGTGGAGTTAATAAAGAGTTTTGAATACGACGGGGTAATTTTTAAAAGTTCGCTAGGTAACGGCAACAACATTGTGTTGTTCGATGAAAGAAAATTAACAGCCAATAGAACATGGGAAGTTAAGATTACGGATATTAATTATTCTATAGAGGACGATTTTGATTTATAACAGAGAACATATTTATACTTAAGCTACTTGAAACCTATCGCTAATGCGGTGGGTTTTTCTTTGTCCATAACCATGCCGGTGACGTTAAACTGCATGAGTAACACGGTTCCTGCACCTAAGCAGAGGAGGAAAAACAATGAAACAATTATACATTTGGTTAGTTGCTATGATTAAAAGTTTATTTGGTAAAGGCGGCCTTCCTGCCGAAATGGAAGAGCAGAAAGAAATGGAATTCTTGCCTTTTGATCTTCAATATTTTGCAGAAGATCCCGAGGACCCCGAAGATCCTGACGATTCAGATGATCCTGAGGACCCGGAAGATCCAGAAGATGACATTCCAGACATAGATGAATTGCTCAAGGACCCAGTTTTTAAAAAGCAATATAACAAAAAATTGAAAGATCAATTGTCCAAACGGATGAAGCGCCACAACAAGGAACTGGAACGCTTGAAAGGCAAGGGCAAGGACAAAGATGACGAAAAAGGAACTGATGACGAGGAAGAGCGTTCACAAGAAGATGAAAAAAGGCTCCTACGTGCCGAACATAGAGAAAAGCGCGCGCTTGTCAAAGAGTTTGCGGTCGACAATGGTCATAACCCTAGGTTGCTAGCCCGACTGATTGATCTGAACGAAATTGAACTTGATGAGGATGGGGAACCGGAGAATTTGGATGAGCTCTTTGAAGAATTAGAAGAAGAGTTTCCGGAATACTTTGGTGCTGTTGAGGATGATGAAGACGAGGAGGAAGAAGAACGTCCTCGCAAAAAGAAATTCACTCCTGGTGCTCGTCAAAAGATGAATAAGGAAAAGAAAGTGAATCCTAAAGAAGCTGGAAGGCAAAAAGCCTTGGAGCGACACAAAAAGAAGGAGGAAAAGTAAATGAATTTAAAACCACGTAAGGAAACAATCGTTGGCCAAAAGGAATTTTTACGTAATTCCGTTGGTCTGCAATTTAAGACAGCTGGTGCCACTTTAGACGGTGCTGCATTTGCTGATGTTGCTGAGGATGGATATGTAAAAGCTGGTACGGCTACTTATCTCGGCGAAGATGGTTTGTATTTGCCGTGGACAGATGCCAGCGAAGAGGAAACACGTGAAGGTGCTGGGCTTGTTGCTCATGATACTAAGTTAATCAGCGGATCTAATCCAATTACAGGGATTCTTGCCGCAGGACATCCACTGGAAAAGAAGTGCATTGGAGTTACAGAAGGATTCAAAGAAGCCACAAAAGGCCGGTTAGTATTCGACATTTAATTAAAGGGAAACAAGGGAGGAAATATATATGCCATTACATTTAGATGAATTTCAAAGAGAACAATTTCAAGGGTACATCGAGAACGTACCTCCAGCAAGGGAGTATTTACTAGCATCTTTTATGCCAGAAGATACAACGTATGATATTAACTTTGCGTATAACGTCATTAACGGGGCGTATGGTACGGCGGCATCTATCACAGGTTGGAATGCTTCTGCACCTTTGAGAGATAAAAAGTCACTAGAAAAAGCATTCGCAGAAGTTGCTAAAGTCCAACATGGTCAACGTTTAGATGAAAAAGAACTACTTTCATTTAATCGTCCTCGTTCTGATCAAGAGCGTGCTCAAGTTATTGACTATGTTTACGATACAACCGATGACTTGTTACAAGGTGTAGACGATATCGAAGAGTACATGAGAGCACAAGCTATTTATAATTTGGCGATGAAATATGACGATGACGAAAACGATATTCACATTGACTTTGAATTTGAAGTACCAGAAGGTAATAGGTTGGAGGCTACTACTAAGTGGGATCAACCGGGCGCAACGCCACTAACAGATATTCAGGCAGCTGTTAAGCAATACCAAAAACAAAACCAACGTCAAAAGCCATCTGTTATTCACATGACGAGTGCAACAGAAGCTTCTTTGCTTCAAAATGAACAGATCAGAGTACAGGTTTACGGGCAAAATAACGGCAGTCGCCTATTGACTCGTAATGATGTACAGGCAGCATTTACTGCCCTTGGTCTACCAAACTACCAGATTAATGATGATGTGATTGTCGTAAATGATGAAGAAGTTCAACTACTAGAAGATGGAAAGGTTGTTCTATTAGGTGCTAAACTCGGGAAAACAATGTCAGGCCCGACAGTTGAAAACAACTATACACCTGGTAAATTCGTAACTCCGATCATCGAGCAAAATCCACCAGGACAATCAGTGATTGTTGGTAAAGCAGTATTCCCAGCGTTGCAACGTCCGCAATCTATCGTAATCATGAGCGTCTAAACTGGCGCTCTTTTATTATTTTAAAAGGAGGGCATCCACATGCCGAAATATATTGCTAATGCTTATTTAGTTCATAACGGAAAAATTGTTCAAACAGGTGGGGAAGTCGAGCTTACAGCCAAACAAGCGGAACGACTAGGTGACAAGGTAATGCCTGTACAAGAGGACAAACCTAAAAAGGAAACAAAAGACAAAAAAGAATCGAAGTGATCTAAATGGTTACAAACGAGTCTATCGAAGAATACATCAAGAAGATGCATGACAAAGATCTATTTATGAATCTTGATGATGAGCAAAAAGACAGCTCCATTTTTTCTGCACTTGAATTGCTGAAAGATCATTATCGACCTTCCAAAATTACAGATCGCGCCGTTGCTCTCCAAGTTCTATATATGCTCGAAGGTGAAGACGAAGAGTATGCCAAGCTAAAACGCCATGGTGTGAAAAATTACGCTGTTAAAGGTGTGTCTGTTACATTTGACGGTGGAGAAATCGCGTCAAGTGTTATCGCCATCCTTGGCGAACCTAGAACCAAGAAAGCTACTGTGGGGCAATTGATATGAAGCCCCCTATGAGACAGAAGGTAACAGTTCATTTCCCTGTGTTGGATGAAAAAGGTCAACCTGTAAAGGACAAATACGGAAAACCTTTAACGAAACCAAAGACATCAAAAGCGCGTGTGCAATTTAAAACTAGTTTGATTCGCGATGCAAAAGGTGAGGAAAGGCGCGTCTCTTTGGAAATTGATATGCCGCCTAGTTTTAACCCACCTGATGGCACTAAGGTAGAATACACGACCATGGGCGGGCAAAAGGCAGAGGGTACGATCATTACCAAAGATGAAGCTGTGAATCTTGCTGGTAGTAAAGTCTATTACAGGACGGCATATGTCGATGGCTAGGAAAGATGGATTTTATTTAGAATGGCATGGATTGGACGAGCTTATTGAGGAATTAGAAGGTATGGAACGAGAATTCGAAAAAAATATACAACAAGGAATGAAAAAGTATAGCACTCTGGCTGAAGAGGGTACTCGTGCTCTTGCACCTCGTGATAGTGGAGACTTGGAAAGTTCCATGACACTAAAGATACCTTATATTGAAGGCAGTAAGATTGTTGGGGGAATAGGTTCTAATCTTGCTTACGCCCTAAGACGACATGAAGAACCATATCGGTACGGCATCCATGATAAATATGATAATGGAGTGAAATTCCCTAATTACTATGTATATGGGAAAGGCCGAAGAACCTTGCAAAAGCCTTCGTGGCGTGGAGAAAAACCCGGTCGCAAATATTTGGAACGAGCGATTGTTGCTACTGAAAAGGACTTTGTGAAGATTATGGCTGATGCATTGGAACAAACACTAAGGGGGCGGCGCTATTGATCCAAGAGTTTTTAATGAATAGATTACAGCCGTTGCTCCCTGATTTAGAGTGGACGGTCGATTACAAGACGGCTGATGACAATACCGGAACAGTCTACTATGAAGGCGGCGGTCAACCAGATCAATATGACGTACCGACACGGTACCCTCGTTATATGGTCTATCTCTCGTCATCTGATTGGGATTACGTCCAGTATGCAGCTCAAGTCGTATTTGATTCACTGCATAAACTACAAAATCAAATCGTAAAAGTAGATTTTTATAGTAAAGGAAACGTGGTGGCGAGTAAAAGCTATCGCGTTTTTTTGATTATTGCAGCATCCGATCCTAACCCTTTGGGAGTGGATAACGATGTGATGGATTACAGCGTCAATTTTGACGTTACTTTAACAGAAATAAAGGAGGAAAAATAAATGCTTGATGTAGAAAAGATTCCCTTTGGTCTTGCCAATATTATCATTGGAGAAGACGATGACACCTTAACATTTGATGGCGTTGAAGAAATGCAAGCAGAAGGTGGAGAGGTAACTCTTACACCTATGTTTGAAGATATTGTTATTGCGGATTATGGGAATGGTGTATATGACCAACGACTTGTTGGTTTTGAAGGGCAGGTAACGATTGTTGCGGCCCAGGAATCGATTGACGTATTAGAAGCTGCATTGGCGGCAACTGAAACTATTACGGATACATCTGGTGGAGAGAAAAAAGGAATCATGGATGCTCCCATTGGTACGTCTTTAAGAAAGAAAGCAAAACGCGTCAGAATCCATCCTAGGCAGTTTCCGGACAGCATGAAGGACTTGGATATCACAATTTATAAAATGGCATCAAACGGTGAATTCACCCGTTCTAACGCCAATGAGCAAGGAAACATTACGATCACTTTAAACATGTTCCCGCGTGATGGCATGGATCCATCTAAGCCAGGGAACTTTTTCTATTTTGGAGGGATTGATCCAAACGGCGAAGCCCCAAAGGAGTAAACGTCATTCAGTCAATTCAGCCTTCAACAGCTTTTGTTATTGAAGATGATTGAATGACGAGAAATAAAGGATGAGGTGTTAAAGATGCCAAAATCAGATAAAGAAGTATTATACACAGAAATCTATGGTGCTAAGGTAGGCTTACCGCAGTATTATGATGAAAGTGGGGAACCTGTAGCTATTTCAACAGAAACACCTATGCCTGTTTCCCTAAGTGGGGTTGAGACCATCAAAGGAGAACAAGGACCCCCTGGACCGAAAGGCGATAAAGGGGACAAGGGTGATAAAGGCGACAAAGGTGATCCCGGATTTCCAACGGAACAACAATGGAACGACTTAGTAGCTAGGGTTGAAGCGCTAGAAAATGCATAAAGACAGGAGGGCCTATCGTGGCTCTCTTTTTATTTGTTTAATCCAAGGAGGAATCTAAATGAAAGTAACTTTAAAAATCAAAAAAGACAACACAGTTGAATCTATCCAACACGAAGTGGAACCTATCAATCTATTTCAATTTCAAAAAGCTTTAAAGGTAATTAAAGAAGTATTCGATATCGCCCAGAAGGATGAAGGTTTGAAAAGTCTTCTCGGCGATCTATTTGCGGCAGAAGAAAGCGAAGAGAATTTGGATGCCCGTTTCTTGGCGAGTGCCATGGAAGCCTTCGAAGTCCTTTTAATTAATATCCCTAATAAAGCTTTTGAATTGCTGGCGGCCATGTCAGGTATTGGGTATGACGATCTCATGACACAAAGAATGGAAGATGTATTCGATGTCTATGACGCCATTTTGGAAGTCAATGACATTGAAAAACTAGTCAAACGTGCAAAAAAGTCTTTGGCCGTCACAAAAACGAAAGTGAGCTTCCTGAATCTAGTCAGGAAAGCGACGGAGAACACGCAAGCATAGCGGAAGCTTTTATATTCAAACTTGGTAAAACGCTGGGTGGTCGTAAAGAAATAACAGAAAGCCCGGCGATAGAATTGCTCAAATTCATGGATTTGCAACTTGAAAAAGAAGAGCAAGAAGCGGAGAAAGAAAAAGCTAGGGTTTGGCTCAATTACTTAACAGCCATGTTTACACAACCCTCCTATGGCAAGGAAGATCCAAAGCTTACTCAAGCAAGAAACGACTTTATTAAGGCGATACAGCCTAAACAAGAACATGGTCCTGCCAAGGTTTACGATTGGGATTTCGAGCTTATGAAAAGACTCCAAAATCCAAAAGAAGGGAGGTTAATGAATGGCGACGGTTAGGGAACTTAGGGCCAAGTTTGTGGCAGAAGCGCAGAACATGAAGAGAGCTTTCCAAGATGTGCGTAAAAGTGCTGTGGATTTGGCGAAAAACAACAAGGTAGTGGGTAAAAGCTTTAAAGATGTGACGGACAGCACGCATATCACGAGTAAAAAGTTTAAAGATGCCAATGGTCAAATGTACACGTTGAACAAAACAGCGGATAAGACTAAAAAGACGTTTAAAACCACCGGTGTCAGCATCGAGGAAATGGGAAAACATCTTAAATTCACCGGCTCCAAGGTTGACGTTTTATCGAAGTCTATAAAAGGCGCAGACGGGAAAGTCTATACCCTTAATCGGAGCGTACAGAATACCCAAAAGACATTTAAGACAGCAGGGAAAAGTTTACAGGCTATAAGGAAACATTTTAACGCTACTGAAACGAACGCCCATAAGTTGTCCAAATCGGTCAATAACACTGGTAATGAGTTTACAAGAACAGGCAGCGTAGTTAGAGAGATTGAAAATGTTTTTAGAGTATCTCTAGCTGGTATCGTTTCTAGCGCCAGAACCATGGCTAACAGCATTTCAAGTGGTCTTGATTATACAGGTACAGTGCTTCAAAACTTTGGTAAAAGACTTGAAGAGACAAGCGCTCAAGCACGTGATTTTGGCGGTAAGATGACCAAATATATTACTCTCCCAATCACTGGCGCTATAACGGCAGTAGGTGGCATGGGCTTTAAACGTGCTATGGGGCTTGAACAAGTTCAAATGATGATGGAACATATGTCCGACAGCGCCGAAGAGTACGAGCAACGGATGAAAAATGTAATTGATTTGGTTACTGATACACGCTTTGGATCTGCTGAAATCGGTGCGGAATACGCAAAGTTTATCAGCGCTAGCGCAAATGACGATAGCGCCAAGTTATTTTCGGAAGTTGCAATGAACTTAGCGACCTTTAAAAGTAACGATCAGTTAATTCCGCAAATTGGTGATATTTACACCAAGTCGTTGCAAAGTGGGAAGATCGATGGTGATATGATCAATCAGTTTACCAACGCCGGAGTGGACATCCTAAAGGTTCTCGGCAATAAGTGGGGAATGGGAACGGAAGAGGTAAGGGAAAAGCTACAAGAAGGCGGAGATATTACTAAGGTTCTGAATGAACTATCTCAAGGAATCCTTGAAGGTACAAAGGGGACACTAGGAGTCACAAAGGCAATGGGCGGCATGCTTGAAAAGTCAGGTGAAAACCTTAGTGGGCAAATTAAAAACTTCTTCTCTGCTATTTCCCAGACAGGGGAGCGTCTTATCAAAGAGACAGGCTTTTTTGATAACGTGAAAAGCATGTTTGCTGAACTGAGAAACATGCTGAAAAGTGGTGAATTGGATGCTGTTTTAATCCCGACATTTCAAGCTCTCACAAAAGCACTTGAGGCCCTGGTAGACGTTGCTCGTAAAGTTTACAAATGGTTTAGTAGTTTATCAGATCAACAAAAACAATGGATTGGGCAATCTGTTGGGTTATTAGCAATATTAGGCCCAATCATTACAGCTTTTGGAATACTCGGCGGCATAGTAGCTAAGGTGTCTACTAGCTTCGGAACGTTCTTAAAAAAGCTATCACCTTTACTAAAACCACTTCAGAAGAATGGTAAGTTAATACAGTTATTAAGCCGTGCCTTTGGGGCGTTAACAGGTCCGATAGGGATTGCTATTACTGTAATATCTCTATTAGTAGCAGGGTTTATTACAGCATATAAGAAGTCGGAAACCTTTCGAACAGCAATCCAAAATCTAGGGAGTAGTTTTAAAGATTTCTTCTTTAAACTTGTAGATTGGGTCAAGCCTGCCTTTAATGCTGTGCTAGATTTCTTCAACAAAATGAAAGATAAAATTGTGTCCTTCAAAAATGAAGAAGGTGCCCAACTGATCGAAGCCTTTCGCAATATTGGTCAGTTTATAGCGAAGTTCGCCACAATGTATGTTAACGGCTTTATTAAAGCTTTCCATAATCTGAAAAAAGTTATAGACTATATCGTTCCCTATGTAGAGGGTATGTTCAAAACTTTCTGGTCTGGCATACAGTCGATATTTTCCGGATCACTAAATGTTCTAATGGGATATCTAAAAATGTTCAGTGGCCTTTTTACCGGCGATTGGAACAAGATGTGGGAAGGTATTAAACAAGGTCTTAAAGGCTCGGTCACAATGATTTGGGGCTTTATAAAGGTTTCATTCTTTGGGCAAATTATTGGCGGCTTAATTAATTTCGTTAAAGATTTCAAAGACAAATACGGAGATTTATTCTTAGCTTTACTTGTATTTACAAAAGAAAAAGCAATCCAATTAACAGCTGCCTTTGCTGGATGGTTGAGTTCGTTACCTTCAAAGTTCGTTAATAATTTCACTGCCATAAAAGACTTTGTTACTAATTGGTTAGATGAAAGGATCACTTCAGCAAGAGAAAAGACTGCAGAATGGTTTGTTGTATTTGTTAATTTTCTTAAGGATTTACCTTCCCGATTTGTAAAAACCTTAGCCGATGTTAAAGGCCGTTTAATTAAGTGGTTTGTTGAGAGGATTAGCCATTCAAAAGAAAAAGTTACAGAGTGGTTAAACGAATTTACCCAATTTGCTGCCAGATTACCAGGCGTAATAAAGAAAGGCTTAACGGATGCAGCTAACGCTTTTATTAACTGGATTGAAGAGCAACATGAGTTAAACAAGGAATTCTACGGAGGTCTAAAGGAAGGCTTCGAGTCCACATTTACTAAAATGAAGCCCGTCTTTACAAAAGGGTTCAAGATGTGGATGGATAGAATCCTTGATTTCTTTAAAGGGATTCCAAAAACTACGAAAGAACACTTATCCAAATGGTGGGGTGTTTTTTCTGATTGGTTCTCGGATAAAAAGAAAGCTTGGGGATCGAAGCTAAAGGGCTGGAAAGATGCAATAGTCGACTTTTTCAAAGAACTACCTAAAACCGTTAAAGAACACCTTGCCAAGTGGTGGGATGTCGTTACAGATTGGCTTGAGGAGAAAAAGAAAGAGTGGACCAAAAGGCTAAAAGGTTGGAAAGATGCTATCACCGATTGGTTCAAGTCCATGCCTAAGTCTATAAAGAATTATCTAGCCGATTGGTGGAAGACAACCAAAAAGTGGTTAAAGGACAAGAAAAACGAATGGAAAGAAGCCCTATCGGGGTGGGGTGAAGCCATTGGAACGTTTTTCAGCGAGCTCCCAAGGAATACAAAGAAGAAGATTAGCAACTGGCTTGAAACAGTAAAGGATACCATTGTCAATTTCAAGGATAAGATTGTCCAAGCCTTTAAGGATATGTGGTCAAATGTGACCAAATGGTTCGAGAAGGATAAAACCGTCAAGAAAAGTGGAAAGAAGCTCATTGACAATGTTTCCAAAGGGGTCACAGAGCAAAAGGACGACTTTTTAGACAAGATAGGTAAATTCATTGTCGACATTCCGAAATACATGCTCCAGATTGGCGGAGTATTGTTTCTGGCAGTGGGAAGAGAACTGATCAAAAGAACTGCCAAAGGGATCGAGCAAATGAGAGAAGCTGTTCCTGAGGTTCTTGCCAAGATGTGGAAAAAGGTAAGTCTTCTTTTCTCTTCCAAGACCAAGGAAATCTTTAAAAATCTCAAAGACACTTTCATCGGAAAAATAATTACTAATATTATTACCTTTTCCCGCGATTTTCGTAAGAATATCACAAATATGTGGGAGTTAGCCAAAGCGATTTTTAAGAAAAAGATCGATGAGGTTTATAGGTATTTACTAGATTCCTTTATTGGCAAGATCATACGTAAAATTATATCGTTCTCTGCAGATTTTAGAAGCAATCTTACAAAAATGTGGAGTCTGGTTTACTCTACCTTTTCTAAAAAGGTTAATGAAATCAGGAACATGATTGCTAACTCGTTTGTTGGCCGTATGATCACATCGGTACAGACTTTAAAGACCAAATTTGTCAATATTGCCAAAGATATGTGGACTGGTATTAAGAAGCAGTTTGACAATATCGTTAGTGGAGCAAAAGATTTACCTAAAAAAATCGGTGACGGTATCGGGAAGATGGCCACGAAAGTTACAGATGGCATTGCCAAACTAAATAATAAATTAGCTAGCACTCTTGGAAAAGGAGTAAATGGCGTTATTGGTGGAGTTAACTGGGTTCTAGGGAAAATCGGGGTGAACTCCAAGATCCCTAAATGGGAAGTTCCGCAGTACGCCAAAGGTACAAAAGGACATCCAGGAGGACCCGCGATTGTGGGTGATGGCGGCAAGCATGAATTAATCCAAACGCCAGACGGCCAAGTGTCTTTAAGTCCTAATAAAGATACGCTTGTTAATCTACCTAAGGGCACAGCTGTATTATCTGGTGAAGAAACAGAATCTCTAATGGGTATGATCCCGGCATACAAGAAAGGTATCGGAAATATAGTCGGCAATGTTAAGTCAGGATTGAAAAATACAGCGAAGAAAGCTGCGTCTACAGCGTTTAATGTTTTCGATTATATGAATAACCCAGGAAGGCTTCTAAACAAGGCTTTAGAAACGTTGGGTGTAAGTTCACCAAATGAATCAGGCTTTGTTGGTAATCTTGCCCGTGGTGGTTTTAATAAGGTCAAAGACGGAGCAATTGACTACATCAAGAAAAAACTCGAAGACTTCACCTTTGCTGGAGTTGCGGCGTCCGGCAATGTTAAAAGTTGGATTCAAGCAGCTATGGGCGTTACTGGGGTTCCTGGTTCTTGGTTAGGTCCATTATCTACGATCGCGATGAAAGAGTCTGGAGGAAATCCTAAAGCTATAAACTTATGGGATATTAACGCCCAGCGCGGTATTCCATCCATGGGTCTAATGCAGACCATCATGCCTACGTTTATGGCATATCGACAAAAAGGCTTGGATAACATACTGAATCCTGTACACAACGCAGTGGCAGCTATCAATTACATCAAACGTCGCTACGGCAATGTATTCAATGTTCCTGGTATCCGCAACATGGCTCGAGGGCTTCCTTACGTTGGTTATGCCGATGGTGGGATTGTTGATACAAAACAATTAGCGTGGATCGCGGAAGGCGGCTGGGCTGAATCCATCATAAGTCATGATCCGGCAAAACGGGTGAGTCAGCGTGCTATTTGGGAGCAAACAGGGCGAGAATTAGGATTTACGGATCAAAATAACGACGAGGTAATAACATTGCTCATGAGAATAGCAGAAGCCGTTGAAGCCGGAATGGATTTTTCAGTTATAATGAACGATCAAGTCGTAGCAAAGATTTTAGAACCTATTATTACAAAAATCCAAAACAGGAAAAATAACAGGGGGAGGAAGATGCCTAAGTGAGTACGATGACATATAACGGTATACAGCAACCCTTTGTTACGGTCTTAGAAAAGAAACGTCCTTATTGGACGCCTTTGAAACGGAACATTCGCATGTCTCGTTCAGGGCGTCCTCGTTTAATTAGCACTGAAAAAGAGTTATTGGTACAACCTGTCACTCTATTAATTGAGGGAAATAGCAAATCGGATTTACTCAATAAAGCAGAAGAAGTCGCTAGTTGGTTGGTCACGAAAGAAGCCAAGAGACTAACCTTTAGTGACCAGCCAAACAGGCATTATTTAGCTGTAATAGATGGCGAAGTGGATGTTAATGAAATAGTCTCGTTTTCCCGGATCACTGTTCAATTTATTTGTTTGGAGAAATTAGGGGAAGAACATACGCTTAGTCTTACTTCGACATCAAAGAAGTTCGTTATCGCCGGTCAAGAATCAACACCATGGAAAAGTTATACCAAATTTGCAACACCTCAATCTAGCTTCACGCTTGAGAGTAGTGTGGGCAAGGTATTGCTTGAGTACAAATTTATAGCTGGCGATGTATTAGAGATTGACTATGAAAAGCGAGATGTAAAACTAAACGGTAAAGACCTTTCTATTTCTGTTCTTTTAGAGACTGTTTGGTTTGAATTGCCCGTTGGTGAGATCAGTTTAAAATCAAGCGTGCCTACGGAGTTAACATATGATGAAAGATATTATTAGGAAATGATGAAAGTTAAAGAGGAATTAGCCAATTCAATATAAGATGAATTGGCAGTTAAGTAGGATATGTGATTTGAGTTCATACGTTAAATTCGAATTCTTTATTGCAATGCGGACAACGATTAACACCTTTACTAATTTTCATTTCCTTCTCACAAAAATAACATTTACCTGGAATATTTTTTATTTGTGACATCTCTTTAAATTTCTTTTGTAGTTCGTCTATACCTTTTAATTTTGAGTTCATGTTTGTATTCACCTCCCTATAATTATATCTTTCGACACAAGCGAGCAAAATCCTTTAAGAAAGGAGGAAACCAATGTCAGAGATTTATATATTCTCGCAGGACGATGACCTTTTAACGATCTTATCTGAATCCACAGGGCTTATTAGTGCGCCGTTTAAGGACCATTTAAACACCGTACCTGATGAGCCTTTTGTATTTACTCTTGATGCAGATGAAGAACGGGCCAAATATGTTAAGGAAGAAAACCGAGTCGTCTTTAAAGATAAGGACGGCTTTTTTCGTGAAATGGTCATCAAGGAAATAGACGACATCGACAATAATGACGGCCCACAGACGACTGCAATATGTCTCCCTGCCTGGCTAGATGAATTGAGTGAAAACTATGTCTTAGATAAACGCTATACAGATAAGGAAGCTCAAGTGGCGTTAAACGATGCTCTTGCAGGTACTCGCTACATCGGCGAGGTTGAGGTATCTCTAGGACTAGCATCTACTAACTTTTACAAGCTAACTAGTGCGGATTGTATCTGGAAGATCATCAATGTTTGGGGCGGGGAATTTAAAGATACTATTGAATTTACAGGTAATAAAATTACCACTCGCAAGATATTAATCAAGCAACGCTTAGGTGCTGATCGTGGTGCAGGTTTTGAAATTGACCATAACATCGAAGAAATTCAAAGAACTGTCCTAAGCTATCCTAAAACGGCTATGTATGGCTGGGGAGCTAGTCTTGAAATCGAAGACGAAGATGGAAATCTTACTGGCGGTCATACTCGCTATATTGATTTTGCTGATGTCGAGTGGTCCGTTGCGAAAGGTAATCCAGTCGATAAACCTAAAGGTCAAAAATGGGTTGGCGATCCTGATGCGCTTTTAAAGTATGGACGAAAGCATGAAGGCAAATTACTCCATCGTTATGGTGAGTATAGTAATCAAGAAATTGAAGACCCTGAGGAAATACTTTGGGCTACCTGGAACAATCTGCAAGAAGCCAAAAAGCCAGAAGTCAATTATCGTTTGTCTGTAGATATGCTCGATAAAGATGCAAGTCTCGGAGATACAGCCAGAGCCATAGATCGTGAGTTTGCTAGACCAATCGAAATCCAGACTCGTGTAATTGCCATTGAATATGATCTATTGGATATCGAAGGCACGGCCGTTGTTGAAATGGGGCAGTTTCTTGATTTAGATGATGATCGGCTAGATCGGCTAGAAAATTATATTGAGGAAAATCAAGGGAAATGGGGCGCAGAAGCAGGACCGATCACAAATGATCGTTTCCCCAACATTAAGCCGGACACTCCCATCAACGTTGAAGCAACCGGTGGAATTGAGACCATCCAATTATATTGGGATTACGACGAACACGTCTATATCAGCCATTATGAAGTATACGGATCGCCGGTAAAGGACTTTGTACCAGATACACAGCATTTGCTTTGGCGTGGTCGTGTCAGTGGCTTTGCCCACGAAGTAGGTACGGCACAACGTTGGTATTATTATGTGCGAGCAGTCAACACACACGGGAGAGCATCCGAATACAGTCAGCAGGTGAGCGCGGCTACATCGCGCGTGGGCTACGAGGATATCGAGCAAGATGTTAAGAACTCTATCGACACAGCACGTAACAAAGCCGACGAAGCCGTCGAAAAAGTGAATTTAGCCACAGGCAACGCGAATCAAGCTATTGAGGATGCTCAAGAAGCGTTTAACAAAGCCACCAACGCCCATACAATTGCGGATGCCGCTAAAGATTTGGCTGACGTCACCAATAAGTTAGCACTCACTATAAAGGAAACAGTTGATGGGCACAGTGTCCAAATTAAAGAAAATGAAACAGAAATCTCCCGAAAGATGAGTACTGTTGATGCCAACGCCAAGTTTGCCACTCAATCACAGCTCACGCAGACAAGCAGTAGCTTAACTAGCGAGATTGCTAAGGTTCAGGGTGTCTTGGATGGGATTGAGATTGGAACTACGAACTTAGTAAGTAATAGTAAACGTATAGAAAAAGAGAAAGATGTTTCTTACGCTGTTATTTCAAGGGGTCTTCCACAGGGAGAATATACTATTTCTTTTGATTATGAAATTATTGAAGAGAGTGCGCCAATTACAAGTTTTTTGATTTATGCCGGTCATTCAATAGCCCAAGTGCCATTAAAGAAACCTGGTCAAGATAGAACTCAATTAACTTTTATATTGCCTGCTGCCTCAGAGGGAAAGGATGTCTATCTTTATCTTGGCGCTAATGCCGCAAATTCTAGACCAAATCAAGGGTATTTTTTAGAAGTTATGTTAGTTAAAGGTAACAAAAGTGGTACATGGCAACCAGCTCCAGAAGACATGACAACAAACATTCAGTTTTCTAGATTTGAACAAACCGTGGAATCTATAAGTACCCAAGTTACCAAAAAGGTAGATAAGACAATCTATGACAGCTTTGTCCAACAAACAGCGCAATCTTTGTCTAGTAAAATATCTCAGCAAGATGCAGATAATAAATATGCGACTCAGTCGAGCCTAGCGCAAACCGCGGAAGGGCTGCAAAGTACGGTAAAAGCTGTTCAGGGTGATTTGGCTAATTTGAATGTTGGTGGTAGCAATATAATTTTAAACTCCGATACCCAGCGGAGTAGCACTTCGTATCAGGTTTATGGTTATTACATGTCCGAGGATTGGGAACTTAACACTTCTTACAGTGTAGCTATAAAAGGTGAAATAAATTCGGGGCAAAACTTTGGAATGTGGGCTAATGGTTCACAAACAAAAGTAGCTTCGTTTAAATATGATTCAGAACTAGGATTGCATATTGCTACTTTTAAAACACCAGCTTCAATAACGGCAACAACTTCTAAGAGAGCTTATGTCTATAACGTACCGTCAACAGGTGCAAAAACAGCTAAAATCGAATGGATAAAACTTGTAAAAGGTAATGTTAAAATAACAGATTGGTCCCCAGCACCTGAGGACACGAACGCTCGATTTGATAGTACCCAATCTCAAATTACACAGCTTGCGGGTGTAGTAGATAGTAAAATTACAAAAGGACAGGCTGACGGTTGGTATGCTAGTCAGTCGCAATTAACACAGACAGCTAGTAGTTTGCAAAGCACGATCAAGGGTGTAAGGGATGATCTGGATGGTCTTGAAATTGGTGGGAGAAACTTAATCCTAGGAAGTGGAACACCTTACACATATGATGTTGGTCCTAATGATTTTAATTACAACATCTTTTATCGAGGATTAGAAAAAAATACCACATACACATTTAGTGCAAAAGTTGAAATACTGCAAGGAAATATTACTTATGTATCTATTTACCCTTACTTACAAAGTGGGCAGAATATGGCTAGGGTTGAAGCTAGAATTGTAAATGGATATATAAAAGGTACTTTTACTACGGACAATAGATATAACTATAATCTATTAATCTATAATGGACAGGCTGGTTCAACTACAGGAAATAGAATAAGGTTATCTGAATATAAGCTAGAAAAAGGCAACAAAGCAACCGATTGGTCACCAGCCCCAGAGGACATGGCCACTCAATCCCAAATTAGCCAGTTGGCAACAGATATTAACTTTAGAGTTAAAAAAGGCGACACGATTACGCAGATTAATATTGATGGGCAGAACAGTAGCGTATTGATTGATGGTAAGTATGTACACATCACGGGTCAAACCAAGATCGATAACGGAGTTATAAAAACGCTCATGGTCGCCGATGGTACTATCATAAATTCTAAAATCGGTAACCTTGCCGTTGATACCGCAAAACTCGCTAATGCGGCAGTCACAAACGCTAAAATAGCAAGCCTACGAGCAGACAAGATAGATGGTGGTATTATTAACGGTAATGTCGTCACGGTCAAGGTCACGAACGGCAAGCAAGAACTAAGGTTAGACGATACGGGACTTCGTTCGATCGATAGTAGCGGACGCGATCGCATACACCTAGGAGTTCGGAATCTTGCTGGCAAGGGACAATCCGACCCGGCAACGCTTAGATTTTTCAGCGGGAATGGAAGCGTGAGTGCCGGAATCGGTATGAATGTCAACGACCACTTTATTATCGGAAGTAGTGCCTCCGATGTGGCTATGGAGCTTTATTCAGGCAAAAACACGATCATGTATGGCGCGCAGATTAGATTTAAGCCTCATGGCACATCTGACGGAGAATATGCTCGTTTCGCTAGTGTTGCAAACACAGGTAACACAGCAAGGGAAGTAGCTTTTCAGCCAAATGATAGTGGTCACGGCTATATAGGGACACAGGGTTATCGTTGGTGGAGAGTGTATACCAATTATCTGCATTATGTTGATCTCGTTAACCTGTCTACCCGTGACAGTAAAGCGAATATTCATGAAGCCAATATTAATCAAATGCAATTGGCTTTCGATGATATGGATTTAGTGACATTTAATTATAAAGATGAAAATGGAAATCCTCGTGATGAATTAAAGGTTGGCTGGATCGCAGAGGATAGCCCAAGTTTAATTACTAGCAAGGATAAAAAACAAGTCAGTCTAAACAATACTATCGGGGTTATGGCTGGCAGCATGAAATATCAACAAAAAAGAGTTGATCAACTGGAAAAAGTAATTGAGGATTTAGTATTAAAAATAGCAAAATTGGAGGCATCGTAAAAATGGAATTATCTTACGATCTTAATAATGTTGTAGAAAGTTTAACTAATAAGCTAGCAGGGGCTGAACAACGGGCTTCACAGTTTGAAGCTGTGGCCATCGCAAAGGAAAATAAGGTGCAGGAATTAGAGGGGAAAATTGCTGAACTGGAAGAATCATTGAAACAAGAAAAAGCTAAGACAGCTGGACCTGTGCTACAGGAAAATAAAAACGAAGGGAAAGAGGAAAAGTGAAAATGACAATTACAGGAATTAACTTTAATTATGATGAAGGCTTTGACAAGGAATATACAACCGTGGATTTAAGCTTTATTACTTCGGGAGCGACATACAATATTAACGGCCCAATCAAAGTGACCAAAGATGAATACCAAGCTTCTTCAGTTAACAACGATGAGTTGAAGACATTAATCAAAGGGAAAATTATCGAAGACCTACAAGCCTAAGAGGGCTTTTTATTTTGGACTCCTAACGGGGTCCTTTTTAATTTTCAAAGGGGGAGAAGGTGGTCAATTTTGACAATTGAGATAGGGATTTTATTTTCTGCGATGTCCTTAATCTTAGCTATCTTAGGGTATCAATTGAGCAAAACCAATCAGCAGATTAAAAGGCAACAGCTAGATCGACAGGAAATAAAATCCGATACAGAGGCGAGTGTGGAAGTTAAAGCGGAATTAGGCTATATCAGAAAAGGTGTGGACGATATAAGAATCGATTTAAAGGCGAATGAAAAGAATATAGGGATTTTAACCGAACGCGTTACACGTGTGGAAGAATCAGCAAAACAGGCCCATAAAAGAATTGATAATTATGAGGGAGGACATTAATTATGGATAAAGCAAGTATTACAAGATTTGCATTTCTAATTGTCGCAGTTTTCAACGCGGTTTTAAATTTATTGGGGTATCAAACTATTCCAGACGATTTTGTAAATGATTTAGTTGCCGTTGTGTCCGGGGCATATATGTTGTGGGCTGCATGGAAAAATAATTATTTGAGCAAAAAAGGGCAAAAGCAGAAAGAGCAATTGGAGAGAGCAGGGCTTAAATAAGCTTTGCTCTTTTTATTTTAAAATTAAAGGAGACGATAAATAATGGCAGGACTATTAAACATTCCAAAGCTTGTTGATTTTAGAAATAAGGTTAAGCGACACCCATCTTTAGAATTTCCAGTGTTGAGTCTGAAAGGGAAGACCACAATCGCTGTCCACCACAGTCTTACGAAACAAGGCTTAGCTGGATCAAATGCTGAAGGATATGCTCGTTATCATGTGGACACTCTTGGATGGCCATCAATTGGTTATTCCTATGTGATTGAGCCAGATGGAACGATTAAGTTTTGCAACGATATTGAGCTTCGCACCTACCATGTGGGGGATCATAATAATTATGCTGTGGGTATCTGCTTAACAGGTGATTTCCGTACAGAAAAGCCAACGAAAGCCCAGGAAGAAAGTTTGCGGAATTTGGTATTCGGTCTACAAAAGGCATACCCACACTTAAAATTCGTTAAGGGGCACAATGAGTTTTCCGGTTACGAGTGGAAGGCTTGTCCTTGTTTTGATTACAAGGCTATTTTAGCTAATAAGACTATTTCTAAGCCTATCGAAAATAAAGTCAGTGGAGTATCGACATCTAAGCCTAGCAAGCCTAAGTCCAAATCCATCGATCAATTAGCGGACGAGGTTATCAAAGGTTTGCATGGTAGTGGGGCGCAGCGTAAGAATTCGTTAGGCAGTCAATATGACGCTGTACAAAAACGAGTCAATGAAAAATTATTAGGCTCACAACCAAAACCTAAACCAGCTACAAAGTCGATCGATCAGCTTGTAAAAGAAACATTGGCAGGTAAGCATGGAAACGGAGAAGCAAGGAAGAAATCGCTTGGCAAAAATTATAAGGCTGTTCAGGATATTATTAACGGTAAATCTTCAGCACCTAAAAAGACAGATAGTAAGCCAAAAACCCTTAAAGTGGGTCAAAAAGTAAAGATTAAATCTAGCGCCAAAAAATATGCTACTGGACAGACGATTCCATCACAATATAAAAATAAAACATATACTATCCAGCAAGTTAAGAGTGATCGTGTGCTTATAAAAGAGCTTTACAGCTGGGTTAAGAAGTCAGATGTACAATAAAAAAAGGCCCTCACTTTCGTGGGGGCTACTTAATGGATGGCGATTTCATCAAAGTCGTATTGTGGTAATATTGAAGGGAGAATATCCTTGCTTTGCATTTTAGTAAAATCAAGGATTGTTAACCCCGTTATTGTTTCTTCGTCTTTAATAGACCTCCGAACGAGAACGCCTGGATATTCCTCGTCATCTATAGTCATGAAGTCGGGATAAAAAAACACATGGAGAACATCATGTCGCTTATCATATTTAATTTGATTTTCTTGTATTTTTACGCGAGTCATATATGACCCCTCCATTTATTTTTTCTTGTCGTGTATTACTTTTGACTGACCAGGTAACAATTTCGTTCGGTTCTCTATCGGTATCAACCACAACAACGAGACTTTGTATTTTATTATATTCCTCTAATGAAACATAGTCTATATATCTAATTCGTTTATTTTCCTCGTGTTTCTGATCATAGTATATGTAACGAGGTTCTTCGATAACACCCTTAACATGTAAATTTACTAATTCTCTTGCTTTGTCATCTGGGTGATCCCCAATTATGTGTGTTTCATAAGTTTCATTCGCTACAGCAACTTCTTCACCGAGTGGATTTTTCGTTACCCACATATAAGTACGTTTGCCGGGTTGCTCAAGTGACATTTGTAACTTCCTTTTCTGCTACAACACACGAAACAAAGGTGTCTTGAGCAGATTGCTTATGTTCTGACTTTAATTCAGATAACAAATCTGACACTAAGGCAAATTGAGGCCAAGTGAGAGCGATGCGAGATACAATCTTAGCGTTGGATTGCTGTTCTGTCGCCCCTGGAATCATTTGGAGAAAACTAAGAATAACATGTTGTCCAGATGTTTCAACTTGCACTCGTTCAGCAAATTCTGTTTTGAATGTATCTAAGTCTATCGCAATTCTTAAATCATTATTTCTATCTACCACGACATTTTCCCTCCTTAATATTATACCCAAATTTTTAATAATTATGTTGTATAGTTAAATTTTATCATTTAAACAATAGAAAAGATAGACCTTTTGATGCACTCCCCTTAACCTAGGGCCCTTTAGAAAGACTAGACGAATTGCTATCCAACAGCTTTACAAATTATTTGGTATAAAAGTAATTTAGTTTGTAAGTAACTTCCCCTTATTTTTCAGAATGCAAAAAGCGGCTCACCTTATACGGGTGGGTCGCTTTTTCTGTTTAAATAAAAATGCGCTCTACTACCAGATGGTCCGTCCAAACAAAAGATGGCATTTTCCAATACGATATGTATTAAGGTCGGCCGGCTTAATATGTATTAAGGATGTGCTAAGAGAATATGTTTTATTATGAAGATGACTTTTTTGGCGGAGAAAGAGACAGGCGGAGACGAGAAAGATTAGTTTGTAGATGTCGGGAAGTACGGGATCGTCATGATCATGACTGCGATCATGACCGTGAGAGATTCATTTGCCGTTGTAGAGAAGAACGCCGTCGACGTGATGATTGGTAGGTAGCATCTCCCCTTAGGCCAAGCCCCTTTTCAAAAGAGAGGGGGCCTTTTCAAGATAAAAAAAGCCCTCACTTATGTGGGGGCTAAACTTCATCTTTATATTCCAAATAAAACTCATACAATTTTAATGCATGGTCTAACTTCATGTTGCCTATTTTTGATTTCTCCGATGCATAATCGCTTAATGTGGTTTGGGCAATGCCTGTTGCTTTACTGATTTTGTAATTACTAATTTCTTTACTTTCCAGCAATTTTTTTATACTTTCTTTTATACTCATTTTTCTCTCTCCAATTTTTCCTGTTCTTTGACTGCTTTTTTCACTTGTCTTTGCCAGTATATTTTCCTAAAATACACAACGGCTAATACTAACAATGAAGCGATGAGGATAGGAATGAGAATTTTCATAATGGATGTGGTATACTTACCTCAAAGGTGAGGGAGAGGAGTTAACCTCCTCTTCTCAACCTCTGATTCTCTAGCCGTATTTTCTCAGCCTCTAGTTTCGATTTCGTTCCTTCGTGCCAGAATTTACGAATTGTAACTATGCTAGTAAGTACGGCTATTGATGTAAGTAAGTATTCCACATGTTTTCACCTCCCCTTAACTTTCTATCTTAATTATACTACGGTTATCCGTAGTAGTCAATGCTTTTTCTAACTTTTTATGAAAATTTTTCCATAGCTTTAAGAATAAAAAAAGCGACTCACTTATGTAGTGGTTCGCTTTTTTCTAATTCTCCTAAAAACTTCCTCTTGAATATAGAACGCATGTTTGTATATAATATATAAAAACAAACGTTCGGAGGTTATGTTCATGAATCAACTTTTAAATAGAGCATGTGACAATAAAACTCCTATACAAATCATTTACATAAACAGTCAGAACCAAATAAGTCAACGAACCATAAAAGTATTAGCCATAACAAACACAAGTGTAAAAGCTTATTGCTACACTAAGCGTCAGTTCAGGACCTTTAAGTTAAGCAATATCCTTTCCGTTGGCCAAGCAAGGAGGGGAGCTTAATGTTTAAACCTAATAAATTAACTGAGGGTCACAATCTAATGTGGGAATCTAGTCGCATGATGTTGCCGGAGCATGTGGAACGTATTTTAGATTGGCGGAAAAGCCTTGATGAAGAAAAGAAGCCTATTATTGATGAGCAACAATGGGAAGAATTCGGCCAAACTATCCAGGGAGCCATGGCGAACAATCAAAGAGTAAAATTTACAGTTTGGAAAGATGGATTCTTTGAGGACATCAAAGGTTGGGTCCACAGTGTTGATCCGCAGCTTAAGAGGATCCGCATTGATTTAGATGAATTCGATGTTGATTATATTCCATTTGATGTGGTTGTAGATGTCGAGTCCATATCAATGTAGAAAATATGGGGTGATGTTTTGCTTAGTATCTAGACAAACATATATTTATATAATAAACTTTGATTAAGAATGACTAAAAAAACCTTGCCATTCTTCGAAAAATTAGGGGTGATGAATATGGTTTATAGCGCTATGGATGTTGCTAACTATATTATTCAGCAATCATTAGCAAATGAGAAACCAATTAGTAATTTGAAGTTGCAAAAAATACTTTATTACTTACAAGCTAGATACTTAGTTGATTATGGAAAGCCTTTATTTAATGATGATATCCAAAAATGGAAATATGGTCCTGTAGTTAAATCTGTATACCATGAATATAAAAATTACGGATCCTCGGCAATACGAAATGTCTCTAGTATACTCAATGTAGAAACTGATGACGCTGGTAAAATTAAAGATATTAGGTTTGAGCCTTTTGATGATAGTTGTTTATTACCATCTGATAAAGACATAATCTTTGAGACGGTTAAGAATTTGAATAAATTTGGCGCGTTTGAATTAGTTGGTTTTACACATGAACATTCTATATGGAAAGATCATGAAAGAGAAATATTGTTAAATATTAGTGAGCCTTATACCACAAAAGAAATTGAAGATTTTTTCAAAAATAACAAGCAGGAGCAAATATGGCTACACTAAGTAACAATACACTCTTTCAGGGATTTATTGAAGAGGCACAACAGGAAATGAGTGAAGATAAGGTTTATTTTTGGGTTCAAGTCTTTGAAGCTTATTTTCGCGAAAACGAAATTCTTACTTATAATGACATTACTACGGCCATTTACAATGGAACTCCTGAAAAATTAGAGCAACTACAAGAAAACTGGTCAAAGTTAATGGAGCACCAAACTCAGTGGGATTTAGAACCCGAAATGAATGAGAAATTTAGAAAGATTGACGACCACTTTCTTTTGGCTACAACCCAACGGAGCTTTATTTTGGATAATGTCGAAAGCCTTAAATCTCAATTGGACCAAAAATCGAATGAGCTAGATATTCTAACCCAAGAACTTGAAGAAGCACGGAAAACAGTTGATGAATTAAAGGATATAAAAACACGTATATACACAGAGTTTGTTGCAATTCTGGGGATTTTTACTGCTGTTGTACTCGGTGCATTTGGTAGCCTCCAAATAATTGGCAGTGTATTTACTAATATAAAGGACGTACCTACAGGCAAGCTTCTTGTATTTTCTAGCTTAACTTCTATAGGTGTAACCATACTCCTGTTTTTATTGATGAAATGGATAAGTTATATTGTTCAAAGGGATTCGAACTCAAAGTGGGGCTCCTCTTTTAAAGAAAATATATTTTTGGTTATGGGGCTTTCAGTCATGCTGTATATTATGATTGTTGGTTTCTTTTTGTATAACAGTGAGCCGAAAAACTTTATAATGCAATTATTTTCAGAGGGTGTATGGGGATTGATCATCTTCATAATAATATCGCTAATCACTGTTGTCTTTTTGATATATTGCTTAGTTCAAATAAAAAAGAAATGACCCCGTCATTTTTTGGCGGGGTTCATTTAATTGCGGGGTATCTTTTATATCTTAAAAATATTGGCACAAAAGCGGCACGAATGATAAAAACCGGAGCGAAATAAAACGAAAAATATTAAGGTGAAAACTACTTAAGTATTATTAAATCCTTACATAAGAAGGAAGACGAAACACCACAAAATTACCCAAACGATTTCCTAAACCGTGCGTCACAGGTTCGATTCCTGTCGGGGCCGTCATTCTCTGATATATCAACGTTTGTAGTCCGTTGAGGCTTTCCTAGGCTAGGCGGAGGCTCACGGTCTACACGCAGAATAGATGGCAAACAAGAGCGCCTCTTTCGTTATCTCTTATTACGAGATTTAACGGAAGAGGCGTTTTTGTTGCGTAAAGGTAAGCGAATTGTATGGGTAAGGTCGAAGATAAAGCAAGCATCCGAATAAATTAACAGCCGGCCACAACCAAATCTGTGAATCTAGTCGCATGATGCTGCCTAGCATGTAGAAACATTTTAAAATGGTAGAATGACCTTGAAAAAGAAAGGATCCCCTTTAAGGGAAGATTTCGGCCAAACCATTCAGTGAGCAATGGCAAACAACCAAAGTGTAAAAGTTACAGTTTGAATAGACTTTTTCGTTTGAAATTTTGAAACACAATTATATAACTCATAAAAAAGTTTGATACTATAATGTTGGTAGGCCGATATATGTCAATTGAAAAAACGGGTTTTGGGGTGGAATAATGAATGATTTTTATTCAGCATTAAATTATGTAAATAGAATGATTTACGAGCCAAATAACTTAAATGTAAAGGCGATTCAAGAGGAAAAACAAAACTCTAAGTATGGTGCTGGCACATTTCGATTATCTTCAAGAACAGTTCGTTTCAGAGTTGCAAATATAACCCCCACCAAAGTAGGACAGTTTGTTGCTTTTTGGGAAAAAGATGAAAATAATAAAAACCAACCCTTTACATATGAAGAAGCACCTGATTTATTAGTTATAACTACTTTTACAGATGATGGTAAGTTTGGACAATTTATTTTTCCAAAAGAAGTTCTTTTCAAACTGGATATTCTTAGGTCCAGTTCAACAAAGGGGAAAATGGGAATAAGAGTTTATTCTAGCTGGGATAAACCGACTAGTAAGCAAGCTATGAAAACCAAAAAATGGCAGTTGCCTTATTTTGTTGATATGAGTAATCCGAGTAATTTACCCATAGATAAAATAATGGAATTGTATTTGTTTTAA